ATGCAAATAATATGGAATCAATATATATTAGAGATTTATTAAATAAAGCACGTACAACTATTAAAGAACAAACTGAAGAAAATCATCATATTGGGCATGCAAATGCAAATAATATGGAATCAACATATGCTAGAGATTTATTAAATAAAGCACGTACAACTATTAAAGAACAAACTGAAGAAAATCATCATATTGGACATGCAAATGCAAATAATATGGAATCAACATATGTTAGAGATTTATTAAATAAAGCACGTACAACTATTAAAGAACAAACTGAAGAAAATCATCATATTGGACATGCAAATGCAAATAATATTGAATCATCATATGTTAAAAATTATAATGATATTGCAAAACCAACAATAAAACAAACAACAATTGTACAAACACCAGGAGGAAGAATTGGAAATAGTAATATGGGCAATTATTCAAATTTAACAGATAATATGAAAACAACAATAAAAGAAACAACAATATTAAAAGATTATACTGGTGGATTACATGGTGAAATTGATAAACCAATTTCACATGAAGCAACTAATAATGTGTGTTTAGATGATAGACGAGAAATAACTACATATAATCGAACACCAAATGGAAAACGTGATATAAATGGACCACAAATTGATAAAGATAATGTTAGATTAAATGAACCAATATTATTTAGTTATGTACCACAACCACATAAAACACTTGATCATAGTGTTACGCCAACAGTATCTAGAAATACAATTGAACAAGTATATTCAATGAGTAAACCAGTAATTGAATCTTCATCATATTATATAAATCCTTATTTTATAAATACTTTAAATGATAATCCTTATGTAAATGATATATATCATCAAAAAAATGTATAAATAATTATGCAATTTTTATAATACCAATATTAATATCTTTCATAATATCTTTATAAATATCAAGAATTAAATCTTCTTCTTCTTGTTCATCTTTTTTAATAATTTCATCAGTATGTGTTAATAAAATATCATTCATATAATTATAAGATGATATAATATGCGATCTTGATCTTGCACCTGTAATAATAATATTACCTTTTTTAAAAATAAATATACTTACTTCTTTTTGTTCAGGATTTTCTTTTAGTGGAGCATATTTAATTATAACACATGCACGAATACAAGGTTCATAAGATGATTTAATTTTTTTCTTTAATAACAAATTATATAATTTATCACGATCAATTTGCATATTAACTTGATAATTTGAATTAATCATATCAATTTTAAAATCTTTAACTGTTATTTTATTGGGTTCATCAATAAATTGTATTTCATTAATTTTACCATCTTCCATTTTTTTTGCTTTAATTTCTTTAAGTTTATAAATTAGTTTATTTAATACAATATTAATGCCATTAATTGTTTTACATCCTGACATTTGAAAAGAACCATTTTTAAATAATTTCATATTAATTTTACGTACATTATCTAAATCAATACAATCGCCATGATCAACTCTCATTACAACAGTAATTTGATTATAAAAATGATTTTTAGAAGTATCTTTTTGTTTAGTATTTTTTTTACTACGTTTTGGTTTATTTATTATTGTTATAAGTGTTCTTATTCTTTCTTGATTCATTTTTACAGTTAATACATCATTTGGATTTAACTGAAAATATCTTTCAATATTTGGTATATTTAGTTTAGTATTAAGCTTACCTGATGCACACATTGTTGATACACTGATACCCGATGGAAGATTATTAATTTCTATTGAATCAACATTAATATAATCAATAAACGTGAAAGAGTCCCATTTTATAGTCATTAATACTATATTATAAAATATAACTCTTTAAGTATCAAATTTCATTTTTTATATAGGGGTAAATAAAGATAACATCTAATGATTTATCAAGCAAAATACGCTTAATGTAATATATATAATATATGTAAATAAATAAATAAAATATAAATATTTATATATAAAAAGATGAGTAATATAAATAAATATAAAAATTATACTATATTTAATAATATTATTATTTATATTATAATTATTATTATTATAATATATATTATCAAAAATTATAAAAATGAAAAAACAAATAAATTTAATTGGTATATAATTTTAATTGTTTTATTAATAATATTATTATATTATATTATTAAAATGCTATTAATATTTAATACAAATAATGGTAAAGAATATAGAACAACTACCTGTTTAATACATGGATATAACCTATTATTAAATAGAATAAATTTACCAATTGAAATAGTAAAACCAGAATTATTAAATAAACCATTTAATGAATTTATAATAAGTACATCACATAATAGTTATATACCTTGTTTTCAAAATGCGGATATTACATCAACGGATGCAATTAAAAATGCATTAATGTTAGGAGCAAGAGTAATTGAGTTAGATGTATTTGCAAAAAATAATACATCAAATGATGAATCTAGTTATATACCTGTTGTTGCACATGGTATAGAAAGACCATATAGTGATATTTTTACAACATCGTATATTTATTTTGAAGATTGTATAAAAGTTATATCAGAATTTGCAAAACAAACATCGGATCCTATATGGATTGATTTAGAATTAAATACAAATAACTTAGTACAAACTCAGAAAAAAATGAAAGAGATACTTGTAAAATATTTTGGTAATAAATTAATAAATAATGAATTAAATAATAAAACCCATTTTACACAAGAACCAATTAAAAATCTATTAAATAAAATTATTATAACAACTGGAAAACCTAACTCTTCTATAACAGATGAATTATCAGATTTAATTAATTCACATGTAGATGATGGATTTTATAAAAATACAGATAATACCGACAAAATATTAAATGAAATTAAACCAGACAAAATAATTCAACGTATATATCCGGTAGGTGATGTAAACGGACATTTATCAAAAAATTTTGATCCTGAACCATTTTGGAAAAATAAACATCAATTAGTTGCACTTAATTTTCAAACATCTGATGAAAATTTAATTAAAAATATAACAATGTTTAAGAATTGTTCATTTGTACATTTTTCCGAATTGACTTTTTAAATCTTCAAGAGTGTAAAGTATATTATATTATTTAAGTAGTTTAAAAATATAATTATATTATATATAATATAATGTCTAAAGTTGTTCCAATATTATCTCTAGAAGAAAATAATTCTTATATAATAAAAGAAAAAAAATATCCAGTTATTTTATCATTTGATGTTGGTGTAATTCATTTATCATATTGTTTATTGACTCAAACCGAATATGTACAAAAAGATGGAACAGTTATTATTAATTGGTGTATATTAGATTGGAATAATATTGATCTAACAGATAGAAATGAACAAAAATGTGATTGTGGTGCAAAAGCAAGTTTAACAAATATAGTAAATAATGAAATAAGATATTATTGTAAAACTCATGGTAAAAAAATAGATACAACTATTAAAGATTTTAATGAATGTTTTTCATTATATAGTAAAAATATTTGTAATAGTAAAAATACATGCAATTATATTAATAATAAATCAACAATATGTGATAAAAAAATATCATTTATAAATAATGACATGCATTATTGTTCAATACATGCAAAACAAATGTATAAAACATTACAAAAATCATCAGAATTAAAACCATTTAAATTAAAAAATTCATCAACATTAAATTTTGATGATATTAAGTTTAGATTAATGATGGAATTAGAAAATAGAAAAAATTTATTATCTGCTGATTATGTTGTTATTGAAAATCAACCATCATTAAAAAATCCACGAATGAAATCAATTGCATCTGCTATTTATGATTATTATTTAATTCGGGGTATTATTGATAAAAATATAACAAAATCAAATATTACACAAGTTAAATTTATGTCACCTTCAAATAAACTTAAAATAGCAACTGAAGGAGATATAAAACAATTAATTAAAGCAAAAAAAACAGATGATACTAAAGCATATAAATTAACAAAAAGTTTAGGTATAAAATATTGTTTAGAGTTAATACCACATCTAACAATATGGATTAAACATTTTAATTCCCATAAAAAGAAAGACGATTTAGCAGATTCATTTTTACAAGGAGTTTATTTTTATTCAAATAATATAAATACACCAAAAATAATAAAAAATGTTGATGACAATAAAATAAAATTTAAAATTGATTCAGAATTACCAAATAATATAGATTTAATAGAAATAGATGTTTAATTATTTGTATTTGATGGTTTATTTAAAAAAATTGAAATATATAATATTAATATATAATAAATATTATATATTAATGACATTGAATCAATATTATGCTAATATAAACCCTACCGTTGGCGAGATTGTACTTGTTACTTTTTCGTCTAGAACTGAATCTTTTTTTGATGCTAAATTAATGGAGTATCCTTATCGCGGAATGATGAGTTATTCCGATGCATCAAAAAAAAGACGTGTATCTAGTTGGAATAAAATAATTCCACTAAATAAACTTATGGTTGCACGTGTTGATGAAGTAGATACTAATGCACAGATTGTACAAATATCAATTATATATCTTGATGATTATGTAGATGATAAAAATTTAGCAGTAGCAGAAATTCAAAAAAAATTAATGGTCCAATTTACAGAAAATAAAATTTTAGAATCATTTATTAAATCATTATGTATTCAAACAACATGTAAATATGAAATTATATGGCAAACTTTAATTCATCATATTGATACAAAACGACGTATATTTAATGATGAACAAGAAGATGCACCTGTATCATTGTGGAAATATTTTTGTGATAATATTAGTGATTTGAGTGATTGGTGTTCAGAATCAAATATTAATGATGAAATTCGTGAAATAATTTATGGATTATATATAAAACGTACTGAAGAAACTATTAAAAAAATCAATTCTAAAATTAAAATTATTTCTCCAAATGGTATATCACATACTCATAAACTATTAGATACTTGTTTAAAAAAAATTACATTCAAATATACATTTAAATATATGACTACTCCAGATTATATACTAGAATCATCTACTGAAGATTCTAATATAGATGACCATAAAAAAATTATTGATATTTTAAAAACAGAATCTCAGAAAATGACACCAAAAGTATTTATACAAGTTTTAGATGCAGATATTGCAAAATTAATTGGATAATTTATATTATTTTAATGATTTTTTCTTTTTAATTAACCCCATTGTTTTTTCTAAATTTAATTGGTCTGATTGAATTGGTTTATTACGTTTTATTGCATATTCTGATTCTATTTCTGAATAAATTTTATTTAATTTATCAATTGGAACTTCTTTTAATTTACTAAATTTATATGATTCTTCTATTTGCATTTGTCTAGAAATAAGCGGTGGATGTAAAACAATATATTCTTTTGCATTAATTATAAAATTATTTCTAAATTCTTCCAATGTTAAACACCCACCATATTCTTTTAATGTCATCCAATGTGGTGCTGGATTAATTTCAGTATATTTATTATATAATTTAAAATAAAATAGATTAATTAGCGAATCTCTTTTCCATATTAATGAATCATTTAATTCTAAATTATATTTTTTCATACAATTAAAACTACAATAATTACCAGTGCAAAAAAATGTTTCATTATAATAATCTTCCGGTAATTCAAGTCCAGGAGTATTAAAACAATTTCTACACCACCAACATTTTGTATTTTGTGAAAATATTAAATTATGTGTTGCAATTTTATGGATTGAATTATTTGCACATATTTGATTAGTATTTATACTTGTTTTTAATGATTCAGTTGTTTCTGAATCATTATATGAATTATTTTTAGAAGAAATAATATCTTTTTCTGATTTTATAAAAATATCAGTATCACATGCACTATATACTTCATCAATTGTTATTGGTAAATGAAATATAATTTTTTCTTCATCAGTATTAATTAACTCATCTATTTTATTTATATTATCAATTTTTGTTTGTATTATATTAAAATTTTTAGGTTTTCTCCCTCTTTTTTTCTTTTGTATTATTTCTGACATTTAGTAATAGTATTGTTTTATCTTTAAATTTAATATTAAAAATATTTAAAGATAAAAATGTAAAATAATTTCTTATTATTTATAATGCAAATTAATAAAAAAGATTTTAAAGTAATATTAAATCATATGAATTCATTATCACCATTAGAAATTAATGAATTAATTAAACAATCACAATCTGGAAAAACTAATAATAATGATATAAATCAACTTATTAACACATATTCGTCTCATAAAGTATCTAAACTTATGAATAAAATTAATAATAATTTTTTAATTTCAAATAATATTAATATGTATGGAGGTAATGAAACAAATATAGAAAAGATTATTAAAAATCTTGAAGATTTAAAAGTTCAATTAGAAAATAGTAATTGTAAATAATTATAACACTGATAATGCTGATTTTTTTGTTTTACGTAGTTTATTACGTTTTTTAGGATTACCTTCGCTTAATGTTGTTTCTGAAATTATTCTATCATTATTTGATGATGATGATTCCTCTTGTGTATCACTTGCACCAGCTTTAATAGTGCTTGGTTGTAAATTATGAATTCTATTTAAAATATCTTTTACATTTGATGGAGCTCTAATATCTGGTATATTAGGTCTAAATGTATTTGTATCTATAGGTGGTTTAGAATTTGCAGGTTGTGGTTCATTATTAAAATTTGAATTTATAAATGTCATACCAGAATTAGAATTCAATGGTTCATTTATAGAAAAATTTCTAGGAGGTTCATTATTACGTGATTGATTATTTAATTGAGATTGTAATTGATTAATATATTCTTGTTGTTGTTGCATTTGTTTTTGTATTTGTATTTTAGATTCTGATTCTTTTTTTCTATGTTCATCACGTTGCCGTTCAATATTTACTTCTTGTTGCGTCATAAATTGAGAACTTTCTGTTTTACTTGGATTAATTATTTTACTTAAAAGTCCAGGATTTGATGCTAAAATAGAATCTAAACCAGGTAATTTAGATGACTGTGATTTTGTAAAATGAAATGCTCCTGCAGATGCTATTATTAAATATAATAATTTAATTTCAGGAGCCATTTGTCTCCCAGTACCTTTATATTTTTCATATATTTCTTCTAAAACATCTTCCCATGAATCAACTTCTAACTGCATATGATCACTCCATCCAGATAAATGAAAGTCAAATGGATCATATTTATCATTTAAAAATTCAATTACAGAAACGGCTTGTAATAACCCCCCTTTAAATATTTTAACTCCATTTCTTTTATCTGCAAAACTTTTTAATAATTCAAATTCATATTCCATTTCTTCTAATGATGAATTAAAATCATATTCTTTTGATAAAGTAAATCCTTTTAATTTAATTTCACATAATTTTCTAAGCATTTCTATTTTTTTAAGTCGCAATTCTTGAGGTGTTAATTCTTTTTTTTCAATAGGTTTAATTTCAGATATTGTTTGTGTATTATTTTTTATAATTACAGGTGATACTGATTTACGTTCTTGTTTTTTTATTTTATCTTCTTGATAATTTTTTTGAAATACATTTGTTGTATTTTTATTTGGTGATATACTAATTTTTTCATATTTTTCTCTTGATTCAGATGATTTTTTATTATCAGAATCTGAAGATATTGTTTTTAATTCTTTTTTATTTGAAGTATTTGATTTTGATGATATTTTTGAACTTGCTGAATCAGTATTTTTAAGTAAATCATTTAATTCTGATGATTCTGATGTTGCATTAAATTTAGATTGTGTTACTTTACTTGGATTAGCAATCATATTAAAATAATAATCCGTATCTGTTGTTTGTTTTACCCCATTTGATTTATCTTCAATTAAATTGTCACCTTGTGAATTTAGATAATTAACTTTTATTTCTGATGAAGTTTCGGATTCTGACATTATATAAATATAAAGATTCTTTCCTTTAACTTAACGCAATATATAAAAAATTTATATTTTTTATATATTATAAAAATTGCACCTTTTTATTATTTATTAAATGTTTTATATATATATTTATAATAATATTTTAATTTAGAAATTATTATCTACCATTTTACAATATAAAATGAACTATTGTTCTTTAGAAGATGCATGGGGTAGCAATAATCGTATGTGTAGCCAATATAAAAATTATATGGATAATAAACATAATATTGAATCTGATATTAATAAAAATCAAACTGTTAATAATAATACACAATCAAATTCATTATTAAAACAAAATATTGAACAATTTTCAGATATATCATATGAATCACCGCATAAAATACAAAATGATTTTCATGAATTAAATGATTGTGATAATTTTTTAAATCATATTCGTACTTGTAAAAAATGTCATAATAAAGTTAAAAATTATTTTAAACCAAAATTAGTAGAAAATATTCAAAATATTGTTGAAGATAATAAGGATACTATTGTTTTAATATTAATTGGAATATCTATATTACTTTTTTTTAATTTAATAAATAATATGACTAAATCAAAATAATTTATTTAAGCTGACCATTTTATTAATAAAATATTAGGTTCATAAAATTCTGTTGTAAAACCATTTAATAAAAGTTTATCTGTAATATATTTACGACATTCTTTACGTGAATACATTGGTAATCCAACTAAAAATTCAGGCATTTCATACCATGTATGATAAAAATCACCAGAACTTGCATAACATATTTTTTTCTCTACAATTTTATATATTTTTTCAAATGTTATAAACTTTCTATCTTCTCTTTCTTTTTGTTGTTTAATTAATTCATCTGCTTTAACCATTATAATACATAATAAAAAAGTTTATAAAGATAAATTTTTATTTATCTTTATATGGAATATGATACTATATGTATGTCAGGAGGTGGACTAATAGGTTTTGCATTTATTGGTGCTCTTGAATATTTAAATAATTCTAACTATATTAATTATATAAAAAATTATGTTGGTACATCTATTGGTTCTGTATTATCATTATTATTAGTATGCGGATATTCACCATTAGAATTAGGGGATTTTATTATTGATTTTGATTTTACAAAAATAAATCATGATATATCAATTGAAAATATTATTACAAATTATGGTATTAGTAATGGTGAAAGACTAGAATTTATAATTAATTCATTTATTAAAAATAAATTTAATGTTGATAATATTACTTTTAAACAATTATTTGAATTAACTAACAAAAATCTTATAATAATTGGAACAAACTTTTCAAAATCACGTGAGGAAGTATTTTCACATAATGAAACACCTGAAATGTCTGTTATTACAGCTATTAGAATATCAATATCTATACCTGTATTTTTTACACCTGTTTTATATAATAATGATTATTATGTTGATGGATGCATTACAAATAATTTTCCAATTAAATATTGTAATAAAAATACAACAATTGGTTTATATATACGAATTAATAATAATAATAATGTAACAACAATAATTAATATTATTATTGGGTGTCTAAATATTATAACAGATACTATTAATTTTAAAGATATAATTTCTAGCGAAAATATTATTCAAATTAATTATGATACAAATCAAAAAGATAAAGAATTTATTAATTTTGATTTTACAATTGATTTCAAACTTAAATTAATAAATTTGGGTCAAGTTTTTGCAAAAAAATTTGTTGAAAATCAATCAATTAATATTTGTAAAAATATTTTAGATGATATAATTAATAAATTAATTCAAATAGAATATAATACTAAATTAGAAACAAAAGAAACACAAACAGATTAAAAATCATTAAATTTTACATTAGAAAAATCTGTTGGTTTCATATTTTTAATATATTCTGTTTGATATTGATAGTCTTTCATTTTAACATCAACAGATTTTTTAAATTCATCATTATGTAAACATGGTTGTAATGTAAATGCACGATCTAGACTTGAATATTTAACATTTTGAACTGAATCTTCTAAATAAAGTTTATCCATATCTGATAAACTTGTATAAACATCGCCAGATATATATGTGGACAAATCACCAGTTGCCACATATTCAATAATCTGATCTTTAAATTTACCATCAATTTTATTATTTTCAAATTTTGTATTAAATTCTTTATCATTATTAATATTTTCTTTTATTATATTAATATCGTTTCTTTTTGTTTTAAGTTTTTCAAATCGTTCTAATACTGTTTGATGATTAGTATCAATAAATGATTGTTCATTATGTTTTTTATTTAATATTTCATTTTTTGCTATATATTCATTTAAACTTAATTCTTTATTGGGAAAATTTTGTTCAATATTTTTAAGATTTTTATTAAATGTATCTTTTAATTCTGTAAAAGTATCTGCTGAAGTTTGTAAAAAAACATTGTATTTTGCACGTGATTCTTTATTTAGTAGAATTTGATTTGATAATATAATATGATAATAAATTTCTTCTTCTAATTCTAAGTTTTTATCTGGATGAAAATTTTTAACAAGTTTCATAAAACTTTTTTTAATTTTAATTTCAGGTGCATCTATTGGTACATTAAGTATTTCATATAAATTATATTTTAAATCATTAAAATCTATTTCTATTTTTGACATTTATTATATAATAAATATATAAAATTTAGTTTAAATAGTTTTAATTATAAATAAAAATTATTTTTTAATTATTGTTTGTATACATTCAATTAAAGCTACTGAAGTGCGATCACCGTCATATATTATTGGTTCTTTATCATCAACTACTATAATTATATATGGATATCCTGGTACATTATATTTAGTTGCTAATTCAATATTTTTTACATCATCATCGCATTTTATATCTAATGCTTTGATATTATTTATTTTATTAATATGTTTAGAAAAATCATCCCATTCAGGTTGAAATTTTTTAGACCATCCGCACCAGCTGGTATTAAAATTATAAATAACAATATTAGAAAAGTTGCTATTTACAAATTCTTCTTTAGTTTCATTTGTTAATATTATATTGTCTTTTTGTTTGCAAGATTTTTTATACAAAATATGATAAACACTATATAAAATTACTACAATTATAATTAACCAAGTCCATAAAGGTATTTTAAAATATATATTATTTAACATTATTATAACATTATTAAGAAAATAAAAAAATAATTAGATTTTAATAAAAAAATATTTAAAAAAAATCTAATTATTTTTTTCTATATTATTATATATAATAAAAATGTCAAGTAGTAAAGATACAAAATTAATTCCTTTATTTGGTAGATTAGATGATGAACGTAGTAAATTTTTTGTTAGTTTATTAAGAGATGCTGCTGATAAAAAAAGAAATGGTGGTAAATATATACGGATGCAAACATCAAAAGCACCACCAGGTGGTCCTGCTACTCATGTAACTGGTAATATATATATAAAAGATCTTACCACTGAATTTAAAAATGAGTCTTTTCTTCCACGTGTTGCACCTGATGATGAAATATCTAGTGAATGGGTTCGGTATTTTACTGATGTAATTGCACGTATCTACAATAAAATGTTTGATAAAAATAATAAACTCGGAAGAGAAATTATTGAATTAATTGAATCAGTTTCAAATATTGCTTCTCCTGGTTCAGAAGAAGAATTTACACAAGAAATTATTAAAATATTAGTACTTAATATGACCAAAAAAGCTGGTGTTCCTGCTTTTAATAGAACTGATCCTTCAACCTGGACAAATATAGAGACAGTAAATTATGATAATGATACATTAAAATATCTATTAAAAGCACCTGACGCGGTATATGATCCTAATAATATATCTTTTGCGATTGGTCATGATGATATAGTATTATTAGGTAATAATTTTACTGATTGTTATAATAATATTGATGGATTAATAGCAGCAGGAGGTATAGGTGCTTTAGATAGTTTAAAAACCACTTTTAATTATAACTATAATAAATATTTTATACGAAAAATGCTTGAAGAACATGCTAAAACTGCAAAACAACCTATTAATAATAGTACATCAATTTTGCTTGACGACAATGTTATTGTTGAACAAGAAAAATATTTTCGTAAAGGTGGTATTTTATATACAAAAAATGATAAAGGTGAAGATGTTCGAGTTGATAGAAATTCCCCAGCATATGCAGAACTTCATAATGATCCTAATAAATGTTTAGATACAGGTTTTAAAGATAATAATACTCTGAATGAAAAATGTAGTGATTATTTAAGAGATTGTTTAATGGGTAAAAATATTGATAAATGTAAAACTTTTTTACAAAAACCAGATTACTGGACAAATGTAAAAGATGAACTTGATGATATGTTACCAGTTACTGCAGTTGATACTCTTCGTTCTTTTCAATTTGATTTTATCTCTGTTGATGATAAAAATTTAGGTCGTAAAATAAATAAAGTTATTACTGTAGAAAAATGGATTGAAAAACTTCATGTCTTATCAAAAACACCAAAACCAAAAGAAGCACAAGTAGATCAAATAGTAACGGATGCAAGAAATGCAGCATCTGCATTAGGCGCTAACGATATATCGACAAACGCAGCTGGACTTGCTGCAAGAAAAGCATTATTAAGAGGTGTGGATTATAATGTGGCTTTAACTGCAGGAGAGAATGCTGCAAAAGCGTTAATGTTAGCAAATGATATAGTAGTGGCAACAGTAGGAGCAAATGCAGCTGTTGCATTAGCAGCAGCACAAGCAGAAATAACAGGAGCAGGAGCAATAGCAGGATCAGTAGAAGAATTAGCATACGACACAGTACTAGCTGCACTAACTGCTGCTGCAGCAATAGGAAGAGCAACAGCAGCAACAGTAGCAGCAGCAGGAAACAAATCATTAAAAAATGAAACAACAGTAGCAGTAGTAAATGACGTAGTAACAGAAGCAGAACGACAACCTAGAACAGGAGCAGGAACACAACAAATATTAACACTTGGAGAAGTTAACAAAATTAGTTCAAATAATAAACTAATAGACTATCTAAAAATGTTAGTAACTAAAATAAACTCAAATCCTGCTATATTAAATAGTGATTATGTTAATCCTAATGATACTTCTAGTATTAGTAAAATAAATAATTCTTTTGAAGATAGTTATTTAGCTAGAAAAGGTGTTAAAGCTCGTTTGGCACCACGTAACTCAATTACAAGACTAAGTAATCTATTTCAGCAAAGTAATGATAATCTTAGATTACGATTTAATATTGGTCCATTTTCGAATGTTCCTGTTTCTTTTGTGCCTTCAATGCGCGGTGGTAATAATACAGTAATTAAATCTTTTGAAGATAGTCTATCTAACGAAATTAAACGTACTAGTAATATATTAGCTAATCATCATAATGGTATAAAAACAAGACTTAAACTATATGGAAAAGAAATTGATCCAAATGATAATAAGAAAATAGAAAAATTAATTGAACAACTTGATAAAAGCGAAGAAAAATTATATACTGCAAGTTTATATGCAGAGAAATATGCACAATTGCTTGAACTTCATGGGGAAAAAGATGATAATAATAGTATATTAACTTATAATCATTTAAAAGAGTTTGTTGATAATCGTAATAAAATATTTAATCGTGTTACTAAAAAACAAGATGATTTACTAAGTGTAATGAAAGCATTAATTGATATTGCTGTTAAAGAAGAACTACAATCAAAACCAGGATCGGTCCCAGAAAAAGAAACAAAACTTAACGATGATCTTTTTAACAATATTAATTATTAAATAATATAAAAAATAATATAAAGCATCATAAATATTATAAATATATTATTATGGGATTAGGACTTTTATTACTTGTTTCTATTGGTAAAGAAAATCTTTATTTATCTGCGCAACCTGATATTACATTTTTTAAAGTAGCATATCGAAGACATACAAATTACTCAATTGAACCAACGCCTCAATATTTTAAAACAACACCAGATTTTAGTAGAAGATGTACTGTTAATGTTGCAAAAAATGCAGATCTAATTGGTTCAGTACACTTATATGTTGAATTACCATATATTCAATTAGAAAATATTTCCTCTGTTAATAAACAATTTGCATGGGTAAATAAAATAGGATTAGCATTAATTAATTTTATTGAGATTGAAATAGGTGGAACAATTATAGAACGCCATTATGGTGATTGGTTAAATATTTGGCATGAAATTACAATAACTACTGGTCATAAATCTGGATACAATAAAATGATTGGTAATATATCAGAACTTACTGATTTTACACAATCTAAAGAATTAAAAAAATTATATATACCATTATCATTTTGGTTTTGTCAAGATTCCGGTTTAGCATTACCACTAATAGCATTAACTCATAATGATATTAAAATTCATGTAGATTTCAATAATATTGAAACATGTTATAAAACATCACCTAGTTATTTTATAACAGTTAGTGATAATTTTTGTCTTTTAACTCCAGGTGAAAAATTTTATCAGACTTATCAAAATTCAAAAATTATTGGTGAATTTATTTATTTTGATCCAGTTAATCTTTATTTATATTATAATCAAATTAAAGGAAAATTTATTATTCCACAAATATTAAATGATAAAAATTATGTATTAACTGGTGAAAAATCTAATTTTACTATTAATATTAAACCAAATACAGTTGTAGTTAATGATAATGATTATTTTAAATTTAATAAACCATCATTAAATGATTCATATTTATTAATTAATTATATTTATTTAGATAATTTTGAAAGATTCAATTTTTTAAATAATCCTAATGAATATTTAATACCAACAGTACAAACTTTATCAGACCAAGTAGCATATTCAACAAATGTATCATATAAATTACCATTTACAAATCCTATTAAATTTTTAGTATGGAGATGTATTTTAATATCAAATTCAAATTTAAATGATAATTTTAATTATACAACTTATCCTTATTCTACAAATGAAGAAAATATTGTTAACACAAATACAATTATTATTAATTCAATTAATCGTATGAATTCAAATACAACTGAATATTATACTTATTTACAAAAATATCAATATAAATTAAATAGTACGCAAAATGGTATTTATTTTTATTCATTTGCTTTAAATCCACTTGATTTACAACCATCGGGTAGTTTAAATTTTAGTAAAATTGATGATGCATATATACAATTTAAAATGAATAAATTAATAAATTATCAAAACCCTGTAACAATTAGATGTTATGGAATTCAATATAATATATTTAGAACATGGCATGGTATTGGAGGATTACAATTTAATATTTAGAGCGGTGCGTATTTTAAATGCCTGTTTTTAATCTTTATAAATTTTATAATTAAACCGCAATTTAATAAATTGAATTTTTATGAAATTATGTGTTCTGGTATATTAAATAAATATTTATTATTAAATCCTTGTTCAAAATCTAAAAATTATGATAGATATAATGATAAACAAGTTATTACATGTATATTAACATTAGATTCAGTAAAACCAATATTTATAAATTTTAATATTAATAAGAATGATATTATTATTAAAGAAATAATTAAAAATTATTTGATAAATGAATCAATAAACAATCATATAATTATATATAGATTTTATCAATATTGTAAATTAAATAAACCTAAAGATACAAATAGTATTACGCATACATATAATAAATTACGTGAATATATGGCTGATAGATATAATATACCAAAATATATTGAAGACTATTTATATGATATTAATAAAGAAGTAGATATATGTAAAAAAGAAAGACGAAATAAATTATATATTGAAGATAATGTTCTAATTAAAATAAATAATCATGATATATTTATGTATAATATTAATAAAGTAGATAAATCTATTAATAACTATTTATGTATTAAAGATGAAAATACAGAAGATATTTTAGAAGATTTTTAATATTTTTATTTAAACATTTCTTTAGTTATTATAATAAAATGAATATACCTTATAATATCAATATTGAAGACTTAATTAATGAAAATAATCAACTTAAAACACAAATAATAGAACTAACTAACCATCTTAAAAAATATACGGCACATAAAGGTGCAAAAACTTATTATCAAAAAAATAAAGATATTATTTTAGAAAAAAATAAAGAATATGTTAAAACATATAGAGAACAATTACCATCTGAAAAAATTAAAGAATATAATAAACGAGCATATGAAAAAAGAAAAAATAAAAATAGTAATAATTCTGAAAATAATTAATTTATTCTTATAAAATATTATATAATATTTACTTAAAGAAGTATTATATAATAATGTATTATATATGAGTGAAAAAATTAAAAAACCACCTGATGAAAATCAACAAATATATAGAATGATTAAATGTCCTCTAAAATCAGTTCTTAAAGAATACGATAAATTACAACCTATTATAAATGATATTGTAAAAGATATTAATAAAATTGTTATTATTGGTTATCAATTTATTAGATTATATTTATTAGATAAATTTAACAATAATAAACCATTTCCAACAATTAATAAAAATTTTATATTAGATGTATTAAAAACAATAGCAACAAGTGATACTAATAGAGGAAAATCTAATAAAGATACTAATATTAAAAATAAAGATAGTAAAGATGATTTGAAATTATTTTATAAAAATGTATTTTCTACTTTAGTTGATGAAAAATTATCATATTCAAATAAAACTCATATTTTAGAACAAACAGCAAAAGAAATGATAACTTGTTTAGAAACTAATATATCAACTCATTTTATTAAACATTTATTTAGATATATTAATTGTTTGTTTAAAGATCCAAAATCTAAAGAAATTAAACTTGAAATAGATAAAGAAAAACGAAAATTAATGTATAAAGAATTAAATGAAGAAATTAGAAATCTAAAATCTGATTTAATAAATAATAAAATACTTAATTCAAAAGAAGAATATCATAATTGGATTAATACAAATAAAAAATATTTATATCCTGATAAAATTACTAAATCAATAGCGTATGATGTAAAAATACATCCTGAAAAATATTTAATACATTCATTTTATATTAATTCTAAAATTGAAGGACTTTATAAAAAAACATTTCAAATAATACCACAGAGAAATAATATAGTTCCTAAAAATATAGTATTAAATACATCAGGAATTGCAGATTATATTGGTAATAAATACCCTAAACTTTTTGATTATATTAAAAGTGAAATTGTTTTACATTGTAAAAAATATCAAAAACATGTATGGAGTAAAATATTAAAATTAGAAAAAAGAAGTATATTTAATCATAAAGATTATGTATTTTATAATCAAATAACAACTGATGGATTTAGTTGTAGTTTATTATTTATCTTAAAAAAATATAAGGATAAAGAATATGGTGATAAAATACCTAAAAATCCAGATGAAGAAAATATTATTAAAAATATAAATACTTTAACAGAAGATGAATGTAATAAATATTTAACTGATAAATATAAATTAGTTAGTTTAGATCCATGAAAAATTAAACCAATTTCAATGATAGATGAAAATAATAATTTCTATAAATATACTGCTTGTAGAAGAAGATTTGAAACATATACAAAGAGATGTAATGAAATAATTAATGCAGAAAAGATAAAACACAAAATTATTGAAAAAGAAACAGAATTATCAAAATTTAATTCAAAAACATTAAAAATAGATGAATATAAAAAATTTATAACAAATAAAAATAAACTTAATAATAATGTTAAAACATTTTACAATAATATTTTATTTAGAAAACTAAATTTTAGAAGATTTACAAGAACCAAACAATCTGAAGAAGTATTACTAAATGAAATTGAAAATAAATTTTTATCAAAAGAAGATAAAAAAAATAATAAAAAAATATTAATATTACATGGTGATTATTCTCGTACAAGTCAAATGAAAGGGACTATATCAACACCTAATATAGGATTTAAAAAATTATTATTAAAAAGATTTGAAATGTTTGAAATAAATGAATATAATACTAGTAAATTATACAATAAAACTTTTAAAGAACTAGAAAATGTATCAGTAAGAAAAAATAAGCATAAGAAACATTTACATGAAATACTAACTCCAAAAGAGGAAACCGAACGGTGTATTTTTGTAAATCGTGATAAGAATGCTTGTAAAAATATTTTATATCTTGGAAAATATTTTTTAGAACATCAATTAAGACCTTTACTGTTTTGTAAAACAGTAAAGATTGGAAAAGATAAAACTAAAGTTTTATCTTCTTTCCGACCTAAAGAATTTAGTCCTAAACCAAAAGAAAATAATATAATAATAAAACAAAGAAAATTAAGACAGAAAAAAGAAATTGTTGTTTAATCAAGGTAGTAGATTAAATAACATCTGATGGGATTAAGTGTATCTACCATTATAATACACATAAGAAAGCCCATTATTTAGAATTTATAAACTCTTTAATGAGTAAAGCGATAAATATTTTTTTTGTCATTAAAACCGGCATTTAAAATACGCACCGCTCTAAATGTAATATTTAATTTAATTTTAGTAAAAATTAAATTAAATTCATGTATACATACAATAAATTGGTTGAGCTTTACACATTAGGAATTGTATTTGTAATTTTTAATGAATGACCATGAAATGCTTTTGTTTCTAATGCAGTAATATTTATATTATGTATAGATGCAATAAAAGATTTATCTACACTAATACTTCCAACATTATATATTTGGCTATTTTTAATACCATATACTGTATTTGTGTTTGGATGAGCATGATAAAAATCTTTATTACATGTAAATAAAACATCATATTCATTTTTATATTGTACAGGTATATCAGAACCATTATATACAGTTAATGTATGAGTATGTCCAAAAATACCACCAGGACCACTATCAACTGTATATGTATTTTGGGTTCCTTTTAATGTAACTTCTTTACCATTAAATAAATATGGAGGAAGTATCCAAATTACTAAAAAAATAATTATAATTACTAATATTATATTTACCATATATAATACCTATTAAATTTTTTTATATGTTTTTATTTAAATATATTGTAAATAATAATAAATTTATAACTTTTTATATCCATGCTAAACTAGAAAGTCCACTCATTATTCTTAATATATTATATTCTTTAACAACAGTTGATAATATATATGGATTGTTATTAATATTAGAGGTAACAATTATTTGTGTATCATCAAAATTTGAAAAATTTAAATGTCCCGAATGTTGATTATCTAATGGATATAATGAAAATGTATATGTATAATAACCTATTGGTAATGAATTTTTAAATTTCTGATATGGAATAACATCTGTAAAATATGTATAATCTCTTTCTGCAAAAAGATTTGCTCCATTTGCTTTAATTAATAATGATTTAATTAATGAAATTTTGTCAATAATAACTAAATTTGAATATTGATATTTTAAATACATTGTTAAAACATATTCTTTTTTACTATCAGATAATTTACTCAAATACTTATTTTCAAAATACATTAAATATTTAAGTAAATCATAATTTGTATCCCATATATCCCATCTACTATATGTATTTATAATTCTATTTATTTGATTAAAATTATTATTTTGTTTATTGCTTGATGTTATATAATTTGATATTTGTAATGAAATATTACGTATTATTTCAATATCTATTGCATATTTCTTTTGGTCATTTGATGTATATATTTTTGATATAATTAAATCTAAATAATATTGATAAGCTATTGTATAATGTTGATATTTAGCATCATATTTTGTTTGTTTAATTGGATAATAAGTTATATTTAAATTATTAGTTGGTTTTGTTATCATATGTATATCTTTAATAAGACCACTAAAATTTTTCTTCAATACTGTTTGTTCATCTGTAATAATTGTATCAGAATAATTTTTATAACGATCAATAATATATTCATGACTATATGTTCCAAATAATTCTCTTTCAGGTGTATCTAATAAAATATAATCTGTTATTAATGATACATTAACTTGTGGTATTTTAGTAAATTGATAATTTATACCAAATAAATTATTATTTAATATATATATTATATCATTTAATGTATACTCTAATCTTATTTCAGTATATGGCATAGCAATAGTAGGAATAGCTAATCCACCTTTACAATTATACCAAAATATTAATGGTATGTATATTTCCCATTTATTATTTATAAAAAATATTTTACACATTTTATTAATTTGATTTCTTTTTTCATCAGTTGAATATAAATGATAATCAATATTAAATATATTTTCATTTAATTCTTCAATTAATTGTTCATTAAAATACATACATATTTTAGAAAAAAATTTAGTGTAATCTTTCCATTCTGGTTTAATTATTTCTTGTGAATTTATATATGATATGGAACTTGTTCTTTGCATATTATTATTTTGAACAAATGTATCAGTATAAAATAAATTAGTTAATATTGTTTTATTGTAATCTATTAAATAAAATTTTGTTGCTAATTCTAAATGTGTTGTTGTTGAAAGTATATAGTTATTAACTTCATCACTCATAAATAATTCTATTGAATCAGTTGTATTTTGTTTATAAAATTGTGCATACTGTAACATTTCTTGATAATATTTTATCTCTAAAACTGGTTTAATATCAAATGTATTTGTTGTATAATAAAAATATGAACCTGTATTAATTATAAAATTTTTTGGTAGTGATATAATATAATGTTCTCCATTATTATAATATGTATCTACTATTTTTGCAACTATTCTCATACTATTAGATATTAAAGTTATACTATCATTTTGTGTATTTTGTCCAAAACCATTTAATGTAATATTTCCACTAGATATTTTAATTTTATATAATATTTCATCAAATTTTTGTCTAGTACCAGAATAAGGCATATAATAAAAGTTTGATAATGGACTATATTGATTTTTGAAACCAATATTAGCTGTATATCTTCTATTTAATTGTGGCTTAAATATAAATCCTATCTTATCAACAAATGATTGACATAAATCAATGTTATTTGTTAATTCATTTATTAAATTATCAGGAATAATAATTGTTAATTTATTATTTATTATTGAAAATTTTATTGTCTCAATATATGTTGTATTTATTGTATAATATATATTATCATCTATTATAAAAACAAAATCTGTTGGAATTATTATTGTTAATATATTTATATTTAATGTATATTTAGTATTATCTAATGTCCAAATGTTTTTCTGTATAAAACCATATTTATTTAATTCATTTAATTTATTAGTTGTAAAATATGTATTTCCATTTGATTGATTTATATAATTTACTTGCAATGGATTATATTTATCAGTATTGTTTGTATATATATAACCAATAATATTTGAACATAATGAAAAAGTATTTTTAATATAATATAAATAGTCATTACTTGCTGTTAATTCAATTATTTCATTATAAATATTTTGATTAATTTGTTTATCATGAATTATTGTAGTATATATTTTATTCTCTAATAAATTAATCTTATCTTGATTAAAATAAAATACTAATTTATTATTACCACGTGAATATACATATAATGGTGTTACATTTTCAAGTTGATTTGTTAAAATATCAATAGTTGGTAAAATAAAATGAGTTGCAGTAATAAAATTATTATCATCTTGTATATATGATATATTGTTAAATGGAGGATCTAATTCATATTCTATTAATTGTATATTTTGGTCATCTGGTTCTATAGTAGTTGAATTTATTTGTGTTATTATATTTACTGGTGTATATATATTAACAATATGATCTAATTTTGATACAATATTTGAAAATATATTAGTTGTTGTTTTAATAAAATAAATAGAATTTTCATTTAATAACTGGTATTTAATTTTGTTGATTTCAATATATGTAGGATCTGTATCTGTATTTTCAGGAATATATAAATTATTAAGAAAACTTAAATTGGATACATAATATCCTGTTATATCTTTAGTTATTTTGATTGTTATTAATATATTTTCATTTATTATTTCAAATATATCAGTTGTATTAATTGTTGACACTGGTAATAATAATGCAAAATTATATATATCTATTGAATTTTCTTTTGTAATAAATATTTTATTTATTGTTATTTTTAATCCTTTATAATAAATATTTTCTATATATTTGATATCATCTTTTGTTATATTAAATGTTATATTATATAAATAACCTAAATATTTAGTAGATATAATATTATATATTGTTTTCTGAACTAATACAAAAAAATCTGTTGGTTTTATATTATAGTCAGATGTAAAATTTATTTGATCAGGAAATATTTCAACATTTGAAATATTAATATTTGATGATGTATTACAGTCATGCTTTGCACAACTAGATAATAGGGTATTACAGTCATGCTTTGCACAACTAGATAATAGGGTATTACAGTCATGCTTTGCACAACTAGATAATAGGGTATTATCACCTGATAAAAAATCTAATGTATATGTACTATTTTTAAGTATTTCATCGCTATTAACATTTAATTTATATTTATAAATAGGATTTATATTTAATATATTTTTAATATTAATAATAGATTCACCAGTTGGTTGTAATTCTGTTGCAAAATTAATAGTAACATCATTATATGGTGCTAAATTCCAATATTTTGCATTTGCATAATTTGCTAAACCATAATATACAATATTAATATTAGAATTAATTTCTATATATGAATATATATTATTAGTTAGATTAGTACTATTAGTACTATTAGTTACTACTGTAATATTATCAGTAAATTCTTTATCTAAATTAATAAAAATTTCATTATCCTGATATTTTTCCCATATTTTTTCTAATAAAAATTTAATTGGACTATTATAAAAATAATCTGGATTTTCTATTAACGGGTTTGTAAAATTATTAAATAATTCTGTTAAATTATCTCCTAATATTCTTAAATATCTTAATAATTTACATATTCTTACACCAAAATTAGCTACTATTGGTTGTGGTATTACGGTTGTTTGATTTGTATTAATCCACCATATAATATGTTCAAAAATTTGATTATAATTAGTAATATTTCTATATACTTGTGTATCATCAGAAGTAATTTCACACGTGTATTCATTACTTAAATAATATACTATTTCCTGTTCGCCATCAATATTAATTAATGGAGGTGATAAATCATTATTAAATATAATATTATTTCCATCAAATAATACATTAAAATTTTTTATGTCTTTATGATTTTGCAATAATAAATTTATATTTTCAGTTACATTTAAAAAAAAATCCGGTTGTGATATCCAATTACTTATTTGTGAAATAATTAGTGGTTCTATTATTTTTATAGATTCATAATTTTGTAAATAAATTGCATTTGTATTAATTGCAATTATAAAATTTTTTAATATATTAACTTCATTATTTGTAAGATAACTACAATTTAATGTATCTGTAAGTTCTGTTACTAATTGACTAGATTTTTCATATTTAATAATTACTTTATTAATTAGTTGTTGTAATGATGTTACTGTATTAGCAGAACTTAATATAGACCATGTTTTCCAAGGTTTTAAATAATTATAAATTATATTTGTATCTATATAACTATTTAAAAATAATTGTTGTCTTAATTGTTTAACATCTGTAAATAATTTAGAACTATTAAATGAATTAGATAAATTATCAATTGTATAACTTGTTAAAAATTGTACTATATAATAATCATTATTAATTTCAATATTATCATCATCAATATAATTTTTGGTAGATAATATATTATTACTATTATCAAAATCAGAAACTAATAAATATGCATCTTTTATTTTATATTTTTCGCTTGTGTTTAAAATTAAACTTGAATTATCAATTAGTTTAAATTTATATTCTGGTTTATCAGGATTTATTTTTGATATTAATATATTTTGCACGATTTCTTCTGTATTTAAAACTTTTGTATTAATATATAAATCCAACAAATCATCATTTAATTTTTTATCACTTTTGATTTGTTTAGTTTGTTGTAATGATTGAACAAGATAATTAATATTTTTAGTATATATTATGTTAATATTATTTATATATGTATCCGATTGTAATGTATATTTATTATTATCTTTTATAATTATATATGTATTTAGTAAATTTGTATCAGTATATACTTGATTATATATGCTAGTATCAACTGTACCATCTTTAAATATTATATCCTGATAATATTTATTATTTAATTTATATAACTTATCTGTAAAATTAATAAAATATTGTTTAATTATTTCAATTGGTTGCATATTATTATTTGATATTTCTTTAACTTGTACAATTTGATTATTACCATATACAAAATTTCCATTTACATTAATTTTAATTGAAATTAATTTACAAAGTGTATATGAATATGATGATAAAAATAATGGTTTTGTATATATTTTAATTTTATTACCATCTTTAATTTTAAACAAATGTATTCTTTGAATATCAAAATTACTTTTTTCGCACAGTAAAAAATATGTACCAATTAAAGTATCAAAATTACTTATAGTACCATCTGAATTTATCATTCTATAATTATAAAAATAAATATTAGTATAATTTGTTGAATCTATTTGATTTTCTATTTCATTCTGTTTTATATTTAATCCATATTTAAATATTATTGGTTTTGCATTTCTGGTTTTTTCTATAAAAATTAATTGATCATTCTTAAGAGCACATCTAATAACTTCAATATATGTTTGTGTTTGTAGTTGATCATAATTTGGTAATTCAATACTATAGTTATATCTAAATTTATTTAAATAAAATAATGATGATTCTGTTGATTCCGATGATGATATTATCATAAAATCTATTAAATTATTTGAAACAGTATTTATTGATTCAGACAAATATAAATAATAAGTTCCATTAATATATTCTATTTTTTGTATAAAATTATAGGTACCTAATATTTTTACAGATTGATTATAAAACCATGTAAATGTTGTTATAAAACTTGTTGAATCAATGAGTTTAAATCTATTTTCAGTTAGTTCATAAATTACATTAATTTTAATAGGATGATTATTGGTTAAACTTGTTGTAAAATTTTTTGGTATACTCATATAATTATTAAAATTTGCTGTATAATTAGTATCCCAAAATAATACCCACATATATCCAGATAAACTGTTATTATTAACATTTAATATATTATATGAATTATTATCAGATTCTATTAATACCGTTGTATTATTTTTAATTATATTATTTATTCCATCAATATTAATATATTTAGCATCAAATGGTTGATATGGTAAAATAAAATCATAAAATGTATTATCGACTAAAGTATCATTAACTAAATTAAATATTATTTCATTATCTCTTATATTATAAATAGTATATATAATAGGATTGGTATTATTTTGTATTAATAATATTTTATCTCGTATTTTAAGTTTAACAAAATTATCAAATAAATAAAACCGTTTATTATAATGTAATAATTTAAGTTTTAATGATTTTTCTGTAAATTTACCATATAAATATGTTGTTTCACTAGTTGTTATTATTTGAGTTGATATTAATAATAAATTATTACTTTGGTATATATCACCAATATTTAAACTTTTTGAAGTTGTAAATTTCATTATATTTTGTTTATTGAAATTAGGTAATTCTTTGTTATTTTTAGTTGAATAAACGCCAAAAGTATAATAACCATTATTTTCAAAAGTTAAATTAGAACCAAAATATGTAATGGTTAATTCACACTCAGTTTCATGTCTTATTGGTTCTAATTCATAAGTATTATCAAAATGATTTAATCCTTTAATATAAAAATAATTTAAATTAATACAAATAATTTCATCTTGTTGTAAATATAATTTATCATAATCTGTAATTTTATATAATGAAGGATTTATTTTGATTAAACAAATTTTATTTTTTACAAAAAATGGATTTTGTAATGATGTATATGAACATAATGAAGAATTATTCATAGCTGAAATTGTATTAAATGAATTTATTGATAATATATTATTACCAGTTCTATGTTGAATAATATTATGTGTTTTTTGTTGTGTAATTGGATCAAGTGATGTTAATATAAAAAACGATGCTTTATCATGTAATATAGATAGGTCTGATGTTTTATTAATATTTGGTGTACTAATTGTATATACTTGTGATAATGGTTTAATATTTAATAAACTATTATAATTTAATTGTTTAATTTCATGTGTATAATCTTCAACATTAATATTTCTTGTGTCGCAATAATATTTATAACAAATTTTTGAATTTAATATTGGTGATTTTAATTTAATTGTTTGTTCATTATCATTAATAGTTTGATTTATACCTACAATATTTTCATTTAGTAAATTATATTTATTGTTTTCTGAATATAACATTATTGGATTAATATCACCATCTATGTTACAATATATTGGTTGTTGAATTTGAATATTTATAGTATTAAATAGATTTGTATAATTTGTATAAATTGTTGAATCATTTGTAAATAATAACCATATATAAATTTGATAATTTTGATTTTCATAGGTTACCTGAATTTTACATAATTCGTATTGAAATTTAGTATTAATTGGATAAAAAATTGTTAAATATATTTGATTAGTATTATTAATACTAATATATGGCGACAATGATTTAAATGTAATAGTTTCTGTTGAATCTATTATTGTATCAATTAAAGTGTTAGAAATATTTGTATTTGTATTTATTGCAATATATGATTTATATTTAATATTTAATACTTGTGATGGTATATTAACATATTTACTTATTATTAGTCTCATATATAATTTTACATTAGTATCTATATATGATTTCAATATTAAATCTGTTGTTATATCTGTTTCACCATTTACATCTATTGTATTATTATTAAAACTATTAATATCAAAAATTTGTTGTGAATAATTTGATTTAAAACTAATATTTTCAACTGTGTCAAAATCAAAATTAGAATTAGAATTTATTATGTTTTTGGATACATAATTTTCATATCCACTATTTAACGTTTTATATGATTTAATTAATTGTTTATTATTAGTATTAAAATGAGCATTATCAATTAAATATATTTTAATATTTTCAGTTAAATTGTTCATACCTATCATGTTTTCATAATAAGATATAACATTTTCTGTTTCTATCGGAGTTATGATATTATTATTAATTGTATAACTAAATTTATTGTTTGTATTTGTATTAATTGTATCACCAGTTTCATAATAATATATACATTCATGAATAATATTATTTTTATTTATTCTAACCATATAATAACAATACTCTGGTAGGTTCATATTCTGTAAATTTTTTATATTACCCATTTCATCAATATATAAATTAGAACTACATGTATATTCTATTAAATTTAATGATGATTGTGGTAAAATCCATGTATGATAATTACCAATTGGTATATTATAATTTAATATATTCTGTTTTTGCATCATATAATGTCTATTTAATTCTAAATCAACAAATAAAACATAATTTTCATCTGGTGTATCTAATACTATTTTTGTATAATCATAGTCAATAAAATTAGAATACGCATAACTTGAATAAATTGAATCTTTATTATATGATATACTTTTTAATGTCATACTCGGTTGTAAAATATGTGTAATATAAGAGTTTATTAAATCTAATTCTGAAGATGCTGATGATTTTTTATAAATAGTTAATATTATTGTTATTGTTGGTGAATCAAAAATTAGTTTATTAGATGTAATAATATTTTCTGATATAATATCTTGTGTTTCCGGAATATATATATAATATCCTGATAAAAAGCTATTACTAAAATTAGGACTATCTAACATAAAAATATCAGTTGAACTATAATATGTTGTTATATCTTTTTTTAATATATCATCTTTATCAATAGTATAACTTGTAGAATTAGTATATTCAGTTGATTTTGGTGCATACCAATTTGCTTTTTTATATTCAGATATTTGTAAATCTTTTATATTTAATATAGATAATGTATTTATATCAGTATAATTATTTAAATATATTAATTGTTTAAAAGTTAAATTAATGGTGTTATTACAACAAATATATAAATAAAAATTAGTTGAATCTATTTTTTTAATTATACCATTAATTAATTTACCATCTATATAAAATACTGTTGTTAAAAATGTTTCTGGAAATGATATTGAAACATCAGATGGCACTATTTGTAACTTGATACCATATATATGAATAGTTGATATTAGTTTGTTAAATTCTATAGTTTTAGGTGTATTACCAATTTTTTCATTTATTAATTCAACAGGATTAATAATTAAACAGTCTGATATTATATTTTTAAATTTATATCTATTTATTTCAGTATCTAATTCAGCAGTATATATCTTACCATCATCAAACTTAAATCTACGTATATTAGTATTAGATTGTATTGTTGTAAAAAAATTGTTAGTTGTATATATATCATCATTAAATATAACATTAACATTAATTGATGTGTCTTGAATATTATTAAAATCTAAATTATAATTTATAATTCCGCAATAATTAAATTTATCAGGTTTTTCTGATATTGTATTTGTTATTAATAATTCAGAATTAATAAAGTTATCTTTATTTTTATTATCAATATATTCTAATGTTGATATTTCATTATTTGTAATTGAAAAATTATTAATTTGTTTTATATTATTTTGTTGATCTACAATATTAATATTATATATATTAGTATCAATAATTGGGTGCAATGTTGTTATTAATGTTGAATTTGAATAATCATAATAGTTATTAGAAATATTTTGATTAATTTCACTGATTGATATATATTCATTTTTAATATTATTTGGATTGGATATATTTAGATAATCAATATTATCATTAACATATTTTAAATGGTTTGTAAATAATTCAGATACATTATTTAAGTATAATATCAAATTATCTGATAATCTATACTTTGATAAATAAGATTTATATATAGGTGATAATACCGTAATATTATCTTTTTTAATAAATGTTAATGTTGATAAAGCTTTTTGTTCATAAGTCATATCATTATCAATTAATCTTAAATTATTATATTGATAACTCATAAAATCATTTTGTACATATGGAATTAAATTTGTTGTGTTTGAATATGTTTGATTTATATTAGATTGTCCAGTAGTATCATAATTATATGTTTTATAATTAAATAAGTTTGAATATTTATTTATTATTGGTATATTTTTAAAAATACTTTTTGATAAAAATCCATATATTGGAGATTCGCTATTTAAAAAATTAACTAATGTATTTACATATTTATTATTTATTGAATCAATTAATTGAATAATTTGCATGTAATCATTATTTGAGGATACTTTATCATATACTTGTATTAAATTATCAATAAATGTAGGATAAAAACTGGTTTTTAATATATTTATTGGAGTATTAAATTCATCAAAAGATGGATTAAATGTTGATTGTACTATACTATAATCATTAACAGGTGATGTTATGTTTGTTTGTGTATTTAATGAATAATATAATGAATTTCTAATAAAAAACTGTTGAGTACTTAAAGGTATCATGTAATTTATTATCATATCATTAATTGTTATTACAGATGTATTATTTACTTTAAAATTAATATTATAAAAATATAATGATTCTGTATTATTTACTAACATTATAAATGGTTTATTAAATACAAAATCATTTAAATCTGATAATTGTTTATTATTTATATATTCGTAATCTGCAGTATGTGATATATAATCATATAAGTTTGGTACTATACCTGCTATTTTAATTTTCAAAATAGCATAACTAGATAATAGGGTATTACCCGCAACATTAAAAAATGGTTCTATATATGGAGATTTTGTATTATCATCATTATTTGTATTTGTAATATAAAAAAATGGTTCTATATATTCAGGACAATTTTCTAAATCATTATCAGATATAATATCACAATAATGATAATTATATATACTTGTTATTGTATCTAATAAATAATATTTATTATTATTTACAAGTGTACGATAAATACGAAAACTATTATACTTTTTATTTTGTATTTCATAAAAATTAATTAAATATATAAAAGAGTTATCAAAAGTTGTTGAAATATTTATATCAATAGCTATAGTTTCTATTAATGTTTTTGTATTGTATAATGATAATTTATATTTATATGTTCCTAATGATAATTTGCCATTTGGTGTAGAACTATCCTGTATTGATAAACTTAGATCACATAATTTAGATACTGATAATTGTTCGCGTGACGGAACTAATTTTATATTATCATTAAAATTATTTGAATTATTTGCATTAATTAAATAATAAAGATAATTAGAATCATATTCTGAATTTAAATTAATAATACATCTATCATTTGTATCAATAATATTAAAATTTGTTGAATTAATTATTTCATATGGATAATCAAATATTTCTAAATATATTTCATTAATATTATCATACATATTTGGTAATGTAATTGGTTTTCCATTTGTATCTTTCATATAATATAACGGTAATGTATCATCTTTTATTATTGTTACTAATGTTTTAGTAACATTAGTATTTATATTTGGTAATTTATTTAATTTAATATTAAGTCCATTAATATAATCAATACCTAATTCATCATCTTGAATATTATCAATAAATGTTGTATTTATATTATTTTCTATATTTATCAATAATAATAATTCAGATGAATTTACCTTTGTTCTATAAATTTTACGACCTATGATATTTTTATTATCTGATATTGGTAAAGTTATAATAATATTTTGATTTCCTGTTAATAATTGTGTAATAGTAATATATTTTATAGGACTTATATCGGATTCACCTGTTAATGAATAATATGATATTGCATATTGATATTTTCCAATTGGAATAAATTTTGTATTATTTGTAAGTGTCGGTGTTATAGTAAAATTAGTCGGGCTTACAATTAAACTATTATTCAAATAATTTATTGTTAATAAGATTAATTTTGTTGAATCAATAATATTATCAACTAATATACAATCATTAGATGTTGTATTATATAATGTATTTGCCTTTACTATATTAAATAAATTTAGTTGATTATTTGAATTTTTTGATAATAACATGTATTTATTAGATGTATAGTCTGATATATTAGATTCGTTAAAACTTAATAATGGTATATAATTTGTATATACTACATTTAGTGTAATAATATCATTAACATTAAAACTATATTTTTCACCAAGTGTAAATACTAAATAAATACTATTAACATTTAATTCATTTAATATAATTTCATAATCAATGGAATTAAATAAAATTGGTGTTGTGTTGTTAGTTGTTTGAGATGTTTTTATTATTGTAATTATTGATTTAGTATCATAATAGTTATCATATTTAATTATTAATTTATTTAATGTAGAATCTATTTTTATTCTATTTATATATATAGATGTAGATGTTGTTGTACTATAATTTAAAGAATTTTCAGTAATTATATAATTGTATTTATTAGTTATTTGTAATTTATTAAAATCTTTATTTTCATTTATTTGTGTATCAACTGATGTAATATTTTCTTTTGTTATATTATATAAATTTTCTTTAAATTTTATAAATGAATTATTTCCTATTGACATATTTCCAATCCAGCTATTTTTATAGAACATTTCAATCCAAGAATTTCTAATTTCATTACTTGTAATTATATTTCCTGGATTAAATGTAAAATAATATGATAATTTTCTTGTATTTGAATCGGTAAAATCAGGATTTGTCTGTATTTGTTGATAAATATCTATAAATTTTTTATATAATCTATCAACAACTAGATTTCTCCAAAATATTATAAAAGATTTTGTAGAATTATTAATATTATCATTATTTATTATTATATTTAATATATCTTCAGCTATAATTGCAAAAATATATTCTAAACTCACAGGTGTTAAATTATTCATTTCATCTATTAAATCTATATTTATCTTTTTTAATTGTGAATATTTATTAGTTTCATTTATTAATTGTTGTTTATAGGAATCAGAATTATAATAATATATAGTTTCTGTTGTAGTTGTTAATATAGGTTTTATATAATAATATGGTTTATAATAATCATTAAAATTTAATTGATTATTTGGAACTGAATAAAATCTACTCATAAATGTTTTTAATTTAATATAAATATTTTTTGAGTTTGATAAATTAAAATTATTAAATAGATTAACAATATAATTTTCTATACCAAAGAATGTATTAAATAATTCATCTAATATTATGCTATTAATATTTTGTGTATTCAAAGTATCATTAATTAATATATTAATATTATTTTGCCATTCAATTTGATAATTAACTTTATCAATAATATTATTATTATTTATATCATTATTATCTAAAACTGAATATTGTTTCCAAAATGTGTAAATTGATTTATTATCGGAATATAACATTTTATATATTAATAAAATTACTAGTGGTGTATATTTTAAACAATCAACTTTATAATCATCAAAATTTTTAAAATTATTTATACAATAATTATAAATTATATCCGTTTCATACACATCAAGATTTAAAATTGCAGTAGAAAAATCATTTATATATTCTATATATCTTTCTGTTTCAGTCTTTACTATTATATTTCCACCTTCATTAACTTGATTACTATTTGTAGCAAATTGTAAATATAATGCATTTTTATAATAAGAATTTCTAGAAGAATAAAGATAAAATATTTTAAATCTTAGTTGTTCATATAAATTATTATAACATTGTTTAAGTGTTTGTAATGAATCTAATAATATATCTTCTGTAGTATTTGATAAAAAATCAAGCCAAAATTGTTCCCAATAATTTGATTCAATTCTTAATAGTGTAATTACTGAAGATACATGACTTTCTTTAATATTATAATAATAAACATTATTATCTAAATTTGATAAATTAATATAATCTGGTAAAAGTACTGGTTCAACTAATGATGCTTCAATATTAGTTAGAATTGCTTTGAAATTTCCAAGCATAAATAATTTTTCTGGTATAATGTACCAATTATTAGTATTATTTATTACAATACAATTTTTATTCATATATGTAATACTTAATTCATTAATATTATAGTCAGATTGTATTACATTTTTATTAGTATAAGTTTTAATAATTTCAAAATATGGAATTTCTAATTTTAAACATTGATTGTATAATAAATCTCCATTTTTTTCTAATATCTTATGGCCACTTTTTCCAAAATATAAATCATCAATATGTCTAGTATTTTGACATAGTGAAAACATAGTATGTTGTCGGTATACTGTTTTAAAAAATGTAATTTCAGGATTTTGAATGATTGGGGAATCTTGAATTCCTATAGTTATGAGTTGGATTAATCCTCCGCCCATTTTATTACTTTATTTATATATTATAAAATAATCTTTAATATAAATTAAAAATTATATAATATAGTATAATGAAATATTATATAAAAGCAATATTATTAGATAATTGTGGATATTCAATTGCAGCAAAAAAATTATTAGAATTACATAATATTAGAACTGAAATAATTAATGTTAATACAACAAATAAAGATGAATATAAAAATGATCAAATTCAAACTTTTCCACAAATATATTTATGTAAAAATAATACTTTAGGAAGTTTATTATTAGGTGGTTATGATGATTTATCTTATTTTATTTCTAATTTTAAAAAAAAGACATTAAATGATGACAATATAAATAAATTTAATATTAAATATAAATGGTCAAAAAAAGCAACATTAAGATTAATACAACTTATAAATTAGGCTATTCACAGTATATTTTAGACATGTTTATAGATGTATTATTATAAACACTAATTAAGAGTTTATAATAAAATTCTAATGTATAATAATGGATAATTCATATACAAAATATTTAATTTTAAAAAAATAATTGGTGGTGGTACTCATTATGATAATAATATTTATGAAATAATAGATGCTTTTACACCTTTGCACATTTAAAACGCCGACTTAACAACGATAAAAATAAACAAAAATGTAAAAATTTGGTTAGTATCCGTCTTGAAACGGATATGAAGTTTTATAAGGTAAAAAAGAATTATTTTGCATATAGCTTAACCGATTGTCATCGTAATAATTCAAACCTTTAATGAACAAATCGTTATAGACCTCTTACTATTCATTGCTAATATTATATATTGATATTTCTTTAAGTAATTATTTAAAAATCGACGTTTTAAATGTGCAAGTGTAAAAAATGTCTAACTCAATCAACTGATGATTGGGTAGAATTGCCACCATTGAGAAGGTTAGATGGTTCTTTACATGCAAGTCTAGATCAAGTTGATTATTTAGCAACAGTAAAACGTAACAATACAACAACAGTATATGACGATAATCGCGATTTTATTGGTTATACTTATAATTATAGTGAGCCTGCTATAGAACACGCATTTCAAGAATATCTACGTGCAAATGATGTTGATTCTTTACGGTTTGATAAACAAATTAATATAATTATAAATAACAGTGGTAGACAAATTAATGTTAAATGTTGGCCTCATATGACTATATTGAATATAAAAAATGAAATAATTAATTTATTAACTGTTTATAATAATGAAAATACTATAAGAAATGAAAATGATTTTTTTTATATATTAAATGTAGATATTGAAAAATCTAATAAACGATTAATAAACAAAATGCTAATTTTAACTTTGGAAAACAGGGAAGGTGCTGACAATATATTAAATGATACTGATACCATTTTTAGTAAGAAATTTCTTGATGATACTGTATTACGTTTGACAGTTGATTTTAATGCTGTTTGAATAAAATAAAAATACTTTTTCTATTCCAATTAATATTATTTAAACAAAAATGATTTTTCCTTCAACATAAATCCCAACTTGTTTAGATTCAATATCATAAACAATACCTTTATCTTTATGTTCATAATAATATTCTTTGCCATCAATTACTAATTTATCTAGTAAATTTTCCTCAATGACACTAGTTTCTTCATTTGGTATATCAAAATTAATTTGCATCAACTCTTTAGTTTTAAGATATTTTTCTTTTATTTTATCAAAGTCTAACCCTTCACCATTACAAACAGCAATCAATAATTTTATTTTTTCATCTGTTATATTATGTTGATATTCTTTTTTAATATCTAATATATTTGATTGTAATTTATCATCTAGATGGTTTATAATATCAATAAAATCAATATGTAAATTTTTTAATCCTTTGAGCTTTTTCATTAATTAAATAAATTTACTAGAGAAACTACTTTAATTTCAATTTTTATAACATATTAATTTAGAATTTGAGAATGAATCCAACATAATTTTTCTTGGATACTATTTATAATCATATAATTTGCAATTCTGTTGCATTTTATACATTTGTCTTTGGTTGTTATTTGAACTAGTGTATTTGTATATGCTGTTATACTGACTGGTTTTTTGTGAATAATTGATTCTATTATCTTTAATTTGGTTTCTATAATATTTATCTTTACTATTGGATATATATATAGATTCTGTTCTTGGATTTCTTTTAACAGATTTTGAATTTCTATTATAATATTTTGATTCATTATTATAATTAATATTAGCTTGTTTATGATTATTGTTCAATTTTTCACAACATTCATCATAATATAATAAATTATAAGCATCGTCATCATCATCATCTATATTATTATTTGTATTATTTGTATTATTTTTTATATCTTCTATATCAAGTTCAAATTGTTTTAGTTTTTCTGAATTCCCACAATCAACAACTTTACTTTTAAGCCAATAATCTATACCTGAATCTCTGAATAATTCAATCATACCTATTTATATTATTAATTATATTTATAATAAATTAATAATATATTCAATTTTTTATAAAGAAACTAATCATTAACTAATTATTTATAATAAAATTTTATTATAAATAATTTTTTATTTAAAAGGATTTTAGCATATAATTTATAATGTTTTTAGTAGATAAGTATTATAATGATTCAAATTATATAACATGTCATCAAGCTATTATAAATAAAATTATAGATAGTTTTGATGCTCATAATCAAATATATTCAAATATTGATTCAATAATTAAATTACCTAATGTTGAATTTAATAAAATAATAAATGATTTAGAATATGGTATTTGGAGATATTCAAATTTTCAACATTTAATCGTATATGGTCCAAGTGGTTGTGGTAAAGAATATTTAGTTAATAAATTATTAGAAAAAATATATGGTAAATTTAGTGTAGAATTAAAAGAAGTTGAATATACAGTAAATGGATATTCAAATACAAAAACTAAAATTATGATAAAACAATCAAAACATCATATTATAATTGAACCTAATTCAAATGGATTTGATAAATATTTAATTCAAGAAATAATTCAAGATTATGCAAAATCTGAATTATTAAATATTTTAAAACATCGTAAACTTTTTAAAGTTGTTATTATTAATAAAATAGATAATTTGTCATATTATGCACAAGCATCATTAAGACGCACAATGGAAAAATATTCTAATACATGTAAATTTATTTTAATATCAGACCAATTATCTAAAATAATTGAACCAATAAGATCAAGATGTTTAATGATACGTGTACCATTGCCTTCGCCTGAACAAATTTTAGAAACTCTTTTACACATATGTCAAAAAGAAAAAATAACTATATCATATATCACATTAAAAACAATTATAGAAAATTCTGATAATAAAGTAAATCATGCTATATGGTTATTAGAAATGTTTAAATATGGTATTAAATATGAAAAAAATTGGGAACATGTTATAGATATGATTGCAAATATTATTATTAAACCAAGTATTCAGAATAATAAAAATTTATATAGTGTTATGAAAAAAATAAGAGAGCAATTTTATATATTATTTATTACAAATATACCAACACAGCTTATAATTAGAAATATAATGTTAAAATTAATTAATAAAACAGAAAATTTGAAACTTAAATATAATATCATTGATATTACATCTATTTTTGAACAAAGATTAAGTCAAGGAACCCGTCATATAATTCATATTGAAGCATATATTGCTAGATTAATTTATTTATTTACAAGTTATCATAATAATGATGAATATAATTATAATTTAGATGTTCTTGAAATATAAAAAATCTAAATTATATTAATAAATAATGGAATATAATAATTATGATTTAGATAATAAAATTAACCTTATATATGATTATTTGTATAATCTAAATACAAATAATTGTTTTAGTATTAATAAAATTACACTTGGACAAATATCAATTGATGATATTAAAATATCAATACCAACAAATGAAGATGATATTGAATTTTACAATAAAAATAAAGATGATATTTTAAATGCACGATTTAAAATGATAAATTACGATGATAATAATAAACAAATAATATTAAAAAGATATTCTAATCAATTTCCAGTAAATATTAAAATTAGTTTTTATCAATACAATGATAAAAATATAAATAATTTTGATTCTAATGTTAATAATGCTGCTTTATTTTCATATTTATTAAGTTCATTAGTATTAAGTAAAAAAACAAAACATATTTTATTACCTTTAATAAATATTGATGTTAAAATAACAGATATTGAAAATATTATTAAAAATGATCCATCATATTTAAAAATAAAAACAGCATTAAATAATAATGAAATAAGTGATAATTGTTCTTTACAATTAAAAGAACAATTTTTTAAAACGACCACATTAGAAGAATATTTAAATTATCATGTTTGTTCTTATAAGGGATTATTATTTCAAGTAATACACACATTAGCAGTTTTACAGAAAGAATATTCAGGATTTAAACATAATAATTTAATAGTTAAAAATATATTAATATATGTTAAAAAAACAACAAATATTTACACTGAATATGATGATCTTAGTACAAATACAGATAGAAAATATTATTTACCAAATTATGGTTTTGATATTAAAATTTCAAATTTTGAAAATGCAATTATACCTAAATATTATGGACAAATTAATGCAAAAAATAATTCTGTAAATGACATATATGTATTTGTAAAAGATTTATTAGAAGGTAATACTAAAATGTCAATTAATTCTGAAGAAGATAAAATATGTGATAAAGATACTAAAGTATTTTTAGATAAAATAATTTCTAACGGGGGGTTAAAAACTCTTTTACCAATTGATTTATTAAAAGATAAATATTTTGAACAATATAAAATTAAACCTATTAAAAAAAATAATGATGAAACAATTGTAAATCATAATTATTTAACTGGAAAACATACTATTAATACTTTTATGGATTCTGATAATTATTCTATTTTAGGTCACCAAACTAATTTAATATCTAAAACTAATATAATGAACAATTCTAGACATAATAAATCAAAAAATATTATAAATGAAAAACAATTATCAATAGGTTCAAGAATTCTTAAAAAAGATTCTAATATAAAAATAAAATTAAATAGAACATTAGTTGACAAAATAAATAATATGGAAGGGGGTGGTGATAGTGTAGAAAAAGCTCCTTATAAAAATGAACGTAATACACCTTTTATATCAAATGATAATAGAGATACATATAAAAAACGTTCATCTGAAAATACAATTAGAGAACCAGCCGTTCTTTTAGAACAAAAAATATATGATACATCGCAAAAACCATCAGCTAAACCGCAATTCCCTCCTTCTTTTATTCCATTATATGATCAATCTGGAGACACAATGAATCATTTATTACCATATTCTAAAGTCATGAATCAACCACCAGTACAAAAAGTATATAATATTAGTTTAACTAATCCATTAGCAAATCATACATCAATTAATAAAATATATGAAGATATATTACCTGGAAACCCATTTTCTCTAACTGCTCAAACATTATATGAACGTAAACAACTAATAGATTTTTTAAGAAATACAATTTTACAATCAACAGATGGTGAAGAAATGAATATTACTGGTGGTAAAAATTCATTATTATCATATATTAAAATTATGGATGTAAATCCGTATACACTTAATAAAAATCCATATGCTGATTTACCAAGAAATTTTTTACTTTATAAAGCTGCATATCCTGTTCGTTTTGATGAAAAAAATAAAGCAATTGGTATTGGTAAACAATCAATGGGTATTAATGTTCGTGTATATATGATGTCAATTGGTGATTTAAAATGTAATAATATAAATAATAATATAGATGCTCATAAATTTGATTTATGGAGAGAAATAAAATATTATGATTGGGTTAAAAATGAAATTATTAAAAAGAAAGTATCTCCTAATTTTATTAGTCCAATATTATATAAAATTGATTCTGAATCAAAAATTAATTGGCAACAACTTGAGTTATTAAAATTAAATGAATCAATAAATGTTAATGAACTTAAAAAAAATGAACAAAAAATTAATAACTTGCATAAACTTTCTAAAAATGATGGATTATTTCAATCATTATTACCAGTGCAATATAAATCTGCTAATATTGTAAAAAATGTTAATTCTGATAAAGAAGATTTAACAATTAATTCAGGTAAATCATTAATATTATTAACTGAGGCGCCAACATCAAGTTTACCACAATGGTCAACAAGAATTTATGAATCATTTGGTTCAGTTAAGAAAATGATATCAACAGGTCATCATACAGCAGATGTATGGAAATCTATATTATTTCAATTGGTATACTCAATGGCTATTTTACAAGAAAATAATATATATATTAAAAATTTTTCATTAGAAAATAATGTATATATAAAAGATATACATTTTGACTCAAAAGCGGTTGGATCATGGATTTATAAAGTTGATAATGTTGAATATTATATTCCAAATTTTGGATATATATTAATGATAGATACTAAATTTACAGATATTGAATCAGATATTAACTCAAATAATGATAAACAATATAAAATATTAGGTAAGTTATATAATGATAATAATATACCAGAGTTTTTGATAAATAATTTAATTTATCATCAATTTAGAGATATTATACATCCAGATAATTTTACACAAAAATTTAGAGTTAAAGGAGGTTCAATTCCTGATGATAGCATTATTAATTTACTTAAATCTATAAGTTCAATTTATGTCCCAGGTCCAACAGGTCCAACAGGTCCAACAGGTCCAACAGGCCCAACAGGTCCAACAGGTCCAGGGGCTCCGACAGGTCCAGGGGGTGCGACAGGTCCAGGGGCTCCGACAGGTCCAGGGGGTGCGACAGGTCCAACAGGTCTATTACCAATTCTAAAAATAAGAGAATTAATACCAAAATATTTTGGCGAATTTGTACATAATAGAGTTGGAACATTATTATTAAAAAGTGAAAAAGATAATATATTTACATTTTCAAAACCTAATTTTAATAAAGGCAATTTAATAGTTTATCAAAAAAGATTTAATGAATATATATGGGTTATTTATATTGGCAATAGTAGTACAAATCATTTAAAAAAGTCAGTATTAACAAAAAATATAATTAATTCTAATACATATGAAATAATTGATGTATTTACAAGTTCATTATATGGTTATCCGGAAAATGAAAAAATATATCCAGAAACTAAAAAGAATATGAAATATGATGAAACATATATTTATGAAACTTATAATATAGATAATTAATATTAAAAATATTTTCTTTATTAATTTAATGACATTTAATAAAAACGTATTTGATATTCAGGATTTACCTATTGCATATTTTAATGATAATGCTAATGCAAATAAATTAAGAACTCAGTTAATTAAAAATCAAGTTAGAATTTCTGAATGCGAACAAGGTGATCTAGAAAATACTTTTTTTTCGGATGAAAATTTAGATTTAGTTAACAAACAATTAATTATGTCAGTTTTTAAACATACAAATGGTCAATATAAAATTGGACCACAATCAAATCAAAGTTTAATAATTATTCTTAGATATATTTTTTTAGAACATGCAAAACACTTACCTTATAATATTGCTGAACAAATACGCGAACTCAATAATAAAGTTATTTGTGAAATTTTACCAAATATAATTACACAAATTAGTCAAAGAACAGAATATTTAAAAACTATTAATGAACCAAGAAACATATTATCATTACCTATTAATGTTACTAAAGGTGTACGACAAAATCTGCCATCTGTAACAACTACTTTTTAAACTTTTATATTAAAAATTAATTAAATTAACTTATTAATTAGGTTAATTTAATAAAATTATTATTTAATAAACTACATTACCTTTAGTATCATCCGTATGTAATTCATACATAAATATAATACCACGCTGACGTGCAATTTCATTAAATGATGTTCCTGGGAGACCACCACTATTAATATTTCCATGAATCTGACCTATAGGTGGACCAAATTGTGATTTACCATTTGATGTTAAAGCACTATCTGAAACAGACATTGGATCATACTGCATAAACTCGCTAGTAAATCTATTGTTATTTAGATCTGGGTGAATCATAATAAGGGTAGATGATCCAACTACTATATTTTGTTCTGGTGAATTACGATTAACTTCAGCAACAACAACCGAACGTAAATGATAAACATCAGACCTAATTGTAATTTGATCTTGATAATCAACTTCACGAACATTTAAACGTTCAAATCCCGATACAGATAAAGGTAGTCGTGAAACATTAAATGGTTGCATATCATTGTATCGAATAACATTTGCACGTCTATCAACGAAAAAGAAAAGTACACCACGTGAATATATTAAACTAGTATGACGAGGAACCATTGTACCATTTTCAATAAAATATTGATGTTGTTCAAGTGCATCTGATAGACTAACAGGTGAATTATCATTAATAGTAGGTGGTAATCGTAAATTAATCATTGGAACAGCAGTTACTACTGGACGTATATTTTGTTGGTATGGATTAACATTAACAAAACCATAAATAGGTGTTGTAGAAACAATAGTAGGACGAAAAGAGAATGTAGATAAAAGTCTTTTTAATATAGTTCCATCATATCTACCATAAACTAAATCTGGATTATCTTGTTTATTAAGACGACACATATCAACAGAACCAATAAAATCACGGAATACAGCACTATAATATTGACCATTTCTTAAATTAAGAACACAGTTCCATAATTGATTTTGAACTTGTGCACGGTTATATAAATCTTGAAGAGAAGATCTACTATCACATACAACATCATTAGGGTCATTTGTTAATGCATAGAAAAGTTCATAATCTGGTCTATTAGTTAAAGGTTCGCCATTATATCTTGCTTTAACAATACCGGAAATATTAGAATGTAAAAAATGCGTTTCAAGCTCATTAATTTTTGGTAAAAATAATGCTGCAATAATTGCATGAATAGATTCAGTTGGTTTATGTCCTAGTTCACGTCTGTATTCACCAGTTATTGCTTCAAAATCACAATCGTTATATTGCATAGATTGAAGTAATACTTGTGCGTGTAATGGTCTTGACGTTGCATTTAATTTTATTATTTCTTGTAATATTTTATAATCATTATCACCTAATTTATGTGAAAAACCTTGATAATCAACATTAACAGAGCCTAAAACTTTTGTCATATTTGTAGATGGAGTAATAACTTCAATTGATTTTTGTCCAACTAATTCCTGTTCATAAATACGTTGAAATTCAGCAAATTCATCATCAGAAAGTCCATGTTTAACTTTAAATAAACGTGCTTTTTCTAATAGTATATGAAATGGATATTGTTGATTAGAATATCTTTCTCTAATTAATTGAGCAAATTTTTTTGCTTTTTTAATAAGCATACCTTGTTTTTCAAGATATGAATTTTGAATTTTATCAACTAATTCAATATCATTATATTTTTGTCTTAATTTCATAAAATCAGAAGATGATATCTTTCCGTTATTTTTTTTAAAAAGTTTTTGTACTTCATCATCAATAGAGTCATCCGTGCGACTCGGACGATTACGTTTATCTTGATTCTGGGTTTCCATAATATATATATATATATTATTAGAAATTTTTTTTTTATAATTAATTTTTAAACTTTTTTAAATTGATTATATTTATATAAAATCTATTATAAAATCTATTATAAAATCTATTATATAAAGATTTAAACATATTATATGTTAATGAATATATTATCTAAAGATAGTTTACATCATACAAATTATAATGATTTATGGGTTAATAAATATAAGCCAGTATGTGAAGAACAGATTATTGGTAATCATTTACAAATTACTAATTTTAAAACATGGATAACAAATTTATCTACCACCAAAAATCAAGGTATAATTATATCTGGTAATCAAGGTTTGGGAAAAACTTTAACAATTAAATTAATATTAGAAAACCTTGGCTATATACCAAGAATTATTAATCCAAATGAGATAAAAGATCATAGAATATATGATGATTTTAATGATTATTATAATTTTATTAATTCTATTTATTCTAAAATACGATTTAGTAAAAATAAAAATAAAAAAATAGCATTAATTTTTGATGAAACTGAAAATATAACATTAACAAGTGAAAAAAAATATATTATGGATATTTATAAAGAAAATAATAAATTAAAAAGTTTTCCTCTTATTTTTATTTCAAATAATCAACATTCTAAATTATTAAATGATTTAAAAAAAGGATGTCATGAAATTATTTTTACTAATCCATCTAATATTGAACTTAAATATCTTATTAATAAAATTAGTGTTAATGAAAATATTACATTTGAATCAGATATATTAATAGATAAACTTATAAAATTTGCTCAAAATGATATTAGACGTCTTATTAATTTATTACAAGAATTATCTTATCATAATTATAAAATTACTGAAATAAATATTAACGAATTTATTGAAAAATCACGTGAAAAAAATATTGACGTTGGGTTATTTGATTCAACTGAAAAAATTTTAAATAATTATCTAGATTATGAAACTATTATTAAATTATATGAATCTGAAAAAGTTTTATTACCTTTAATGATACATGAAAATTATTTAAAAAAAATATTAAATAAATCAAAAGATACTTGGCAAAATATTATTTATAATATAGTTAAAGTTTCTGATTCTATTTCAAGAGGTGATAATATTGAAACAAGTATTTATACGGATCAAAATTGGTATTTACAAAATATTCATGGATTTTATACATGTTTAAATACTTCATATTGGATTAATAAAAATAATACACATACACGAATTAAAAATGATGAAATTAAATTTAGCTCTGATCTTAATAAAACATCTCTTAAAAATATTAATAGAAAAAATATTGTTAATTTATCTAAAATTATTAATAATAAATCAAATCAAGAAATATTAATGCTTAATAAAATATGTAATCACTTAATTGACCAAAATAATGAAATTGAACTTATTAAAATATTAAATGGGTATGGTAAAGAAATTTCAATTAAAGAACTTGAATTATGTCTTAAAATTGATAAAACTACTGAATTTAATGTTTTAGCATCTAAAGATAAAAAAAGAATTACTAAACAAATAAAATAAATAATTTTATATATATTTTTCATTAATTTTTGTTAATGTTATAAATTGCATATTACCATCATTATTAATAGGTGTAAAACAAAATATATCATCTGATAAATAAATTAGTAATTCTATTATCCAATCTAAAATTTTTTCATCTATTATTTGTATAACATCTTGTGTTAATAATTGATAATAAAAACTAATTTTTTCATTATTATCTGATTCAAATAAATAATTAAATTTTTTAATTAAATTTATTTTTTTAATATTAGATTTATCAATACCTGGTATTGATGATGCCCAAATCCATAATTTTGTATTACTTTGATAAATACCATAAAATGTATAATCTCCAACTATAACTTTTTTATTATTTTCATTAAAACATATTTGTTTTGTTTTACCCGTTTTTTCAAAATCAATAAGATATTTTTTATTAGGGTCTAATATTTTTTTTATTTCTTTATTTTTTTGTTCAAATTTTTTTATAATTTTATCTAATAATAACATTATATATATAAAAGAAAATAAATATATAATTTCTATTATATATATATATAATGGAATATCAATTTAAAACTAATAATAATATAATGTTTATTGTTATTTTAGGTGCAATTATTTTTTTTGTATTTATTATGCCAATGTTATATGATACTGATAAAGAAAATAAAATTATAGAAGAAAATGATAATATACAATCAGTTAAAATTTATGATAATATTTGTTCGCGCGAATGTTGCAAATTTTCACAATGGGCACCTCCGCCAGAATTAACAGAAAAAAAAATATTAAATGAAATATCAGATAATTATATTGGTTCTAATATGTCATGTAATGGTGGTGATAAAGGTGGATGTTTATGTATTAGTAAAGAAGATTATAATTATCTTTCCAATAGAGGTGGGAATTCTTAATAATAAATAATTCTTAGTAAAAAATATAATTGTGTGTTATAATAATAAAAATAATCTAAACAAATATAATATAATATATGTTAAATTTTTTAGTTGAAACCAAAAATGAATATACAACACATCTTATAAATATATTAACACCATTAATTTTTGAAGGATTGCAATCTATATATAAAGAAGCACAAGAAGTTGCAGAAAAAGATAATGTACTTAAAATATTTCAATCATTTTTAAAAAGAATACCAAAATGGAATCAATCAATCATTGAAAAAGAATCTGATCGTATTATGAATTCATCTCATAGTTATGGTTGGTTAAGTGATTTAATTAAAGCAACATTAAAAGCTAATTTAATAGTTTTAATATTTAATCCTACAATTAAAACACAAAATAAAATAGATAATTCATTTTATCAAAATATAAATATTTATGATTTTATTCATAAAGTTTATATTGAATGTGCGCGTGAATTATGGAATAACCCATATTTATTATATCATAATTATCCACCAATTGAAATTAAACGTAATCAACGCGATTGTATGAATATTATTAAAGAGTGTATTCGTGAAGCTATTCGTAAATTACTTCCTGTTAAACATATTTTACAAATTTATCTTGGAGAAGAAATGGAACTTAATAATTTAGATGATAATTTTGAAAAAGCAATGTCTGAAGCAGAAGAAAAAAATTTATCTAAATTAATTAAAAAAGATTTAGATAATGATTTAGAATTAAAATTTCATAATAATGATTTAATACAACCATCTAATATTAATCAACTACCTAAAATTACGGATATTGATGATAATGAACATCTTACAAAATCACATCATGATACATCACATAATATACAAAAAAATATAAATAATACTATGGATAATCATAATAATAATCCAAATAATAATCCAAATAATAATCCAAATAATAATCCAAATACTGATACTAATTTAAATCAAACTATGACGGAAAAAACTATTGGTTCAAGAATTCTTAATATTATTAATGAAAATTCTGTAACTTCTTCTGATATACATTCATTATTAAATGAAGACACCGATAAAAAATTTTCTAGCACAGATTCATTGTCTGCATTAAAACAATCAATTAAAAAAATGGAAGAAACTATGAAACCAACTAAAGAGCAAAATATTAAACAATCCGATACAATTGATGAAAAAATTAAAAAAATTTTGCAAAATGATTTAGCAACAGATTCTGATTTTGAAACAAGTTTAAATTATAACCAAGAAGATAATGATCAAAAATACCAAGAAATATTTTCAAATTATGGTACTGTACCAACAAAATCTAAAGATACTAGTAAAAAATATTTTAATAACTATTTACAATTTTAATTATTAATAACTATTTACAATTTTAATTATTAAATGCTTCAACAATTACTTTATTTTGTTTTTGAGATAATTGTTGTATTTTAATAGATGGTGATATCATATCTAAAATAGCAAATGCTATTGATGAAGTTGCACCTATCATTATTATTTCTTTAGTTTGTAATATAGTATCAGGAATATATTTTGTAGCTGTTATAACAATTAATCCAATTAATATATATTTAATAAGTTTTTCTATATTAGATAAATTATATTGTTTAATATTATTACAATGTGTCATATATTTAATATAGAAATTATTGTTTAAAAAATAATATTTTAATTAATATCAGAATTAAAATATTTTATTTTCTTTATTATTTTAATGAATTTTATTTTAAAACAATTACTTATTATAACATGTATATTTTTAATTATTACATGGTTTCAAAATATTGATGATAAGAAATATAATAAAATAAGAAATACATTTTATGATAAATATAAATTTCCAATACTAGTAAGTGCTATAATTGGATTAATAATTAATTTATCAGATATAATTTTAACTAATGAATTATGTAACAATAATGAAGAAAATATTACTGAAATTACATTTATAACACCTATTAAAAAAGTAATAGAAAAATCAAATAATAATCTAATTAGACCATTATCAAATGATAATATAACAGATCAACAAATATATACAAGTTTACCTGATTTTTAGTAGTATGTATATAATATATTAAATTTAAATCTAATATAATATATTATGTCGACAAAAGAAGTAGGATTTGGAGCAACCAAAATACCAATTAAACAATTTAATATCAATGAAATGGTAGATCACTGCACAATTGCAATGATAGCAAAACGTGCAACCGGTAAATCTTTTTTAACTAGAGAAATAATGTATCAAAAAAAAAATATAGCTTCTGCTATTGCTATTAGTCGAACTGAAAAACTTAATTCATTTTATTCTGAATTTATACCAGATAGTTATATTTATTCAGAATATTCTAGCGATATTTTAGCTAGAATTTATGAAAGACAATCAAAAATGTGCGAGGATAATAAAAAAAGAATAAAAGATGGAAAAAAACAAAAAAATGATTCAATAATGTTAATTATGGATGATTGTATGAGTTCAAAAGGTACTTGGTTAAAAGATCCAAATATTCTTGAATTATTTTTTAATGGTAGACATCATCATTTATCATTTATATTGACAATGCAATATTCAGTTGGTATTCCTCCTGAAATGAGATCAAATTTTGATTATATATTTTTATTAGCTGAAGATACTATTTCTAATCGTAAAAGATTATATGAACACTATGCAGGTATGTTTCCAACATTTGATATTTTCCAACAAGTTTTTAGCGATATAACTGAAAATTATGGAATAATGGTTATTGATAATAGAGTTCACTCTAAAAATTTAACTGATAAAGTATTCTGGTATAAAGCAAAAAATGTTCCAACCTTTAAAATTGGTTGTAATAAATTTCATAGATATCACAACACATCATATGATAAAGAATGGAATAAAAGAATAGAAGTTTTTAACCCATTAGATCTTGTATCCAAACGAAAAAATAATATTAGAGTTGCTGTTGAAAAAATAAAATAATACTTATTATAATTATAATTATTAATTTATTTATTTATTTATTTATTTATTTATTTATTTATTTATTTATTTATTTAACTTTTTTCATAGAAACTATCAACAATTTTTGGACTAGTTTCTGTACTTACATTAAATAATTTAGCCTGTTGAGCTAAATTTTCTATTTGACTATCTAATTCTAATTTACGTTCTTCCATTTTCTTAATTTGTTCTTCAATTGTTTTCATATTTTTTTCTACTGATTCTTTATCTGTAGAATCATCTAACTTTTTCTCCAAATCGTGTAAAGTATCTTTACGTGTTTGAAGATTATCTAAGACATTTTGACGTACAAGTTCTTGTTTACGCTGTTCGTGAAAAACTTTAGCTTTTTCTTGATTTTCAAGATATGATTTCATCATTGTATTTAATTCTGCATTTGCATATTGTGAATCTTTAACAACATCAGAATCTGGATTAGGATCATATGGTAACCACTTCCCCATTTCACCAACAAATACATTAAAATATTGATCAATAGATTGAAGTTTTTTTGCATGTTCGCATGCTTCATCGTATGTACTAAATGCTCCTCTTAATTTAATACCCGATAATGATGTTTTATTATCTTTATCAGTCAAAAAACTCATACAAATATATTTTTGGTCTTTTGGTAAAATAGTATCTTCGGTTAAATAATCTACTTTTGACATTATATAATAAATAAAATAATTCTTTATATTGATTTTATATAAATTTTATCAGTAATATCTTTTTCATTAAAATCACTATAACCAAACCAAACAGATGAATTAGAAAACATTTTATTATATATATTACTTGGTTTTAAATCATAAATTGTTTCATTATTTGGTTGTAAACTATTATTTTTTAAATATTCTTGTTTTTCTAATAATATTTGATTAGTTGTTTTAAAACTATTAGTTGATGCTTTTGTTATATAAATAGTCATTAATATTATTCCCCAACCTATAAATATTAAAGCAATATTATATAAAATATAATTCATTTAATTATATTAGATTTTTATTTTAATTATTTAAATGAACTAATATACTCCCAGTTTAAATATTTACATATTTTTTCCCATATTTGATCATTTTCCATTATTTTATCAGGATCTTTGTGTAATGGAAAACACTCAAATAAATGATCTAACTCGAGTAATTCACAAAATTTATGAAGCACATATGAATATGATAAAAAATTTTTACGTTCAACTTGTTTAAACATTTCCCATGGTTCTTGTATACTAAAAAACATTGATATAAATAATTTTTCCATATCTCTGGTAATTTTTGGAGGCGGTAAATTATTTAATTTATTAATTATATATGCAACGTGTTCATAATAAATATTATAATTTAATTTTTTTAAAATAATTTTCATTTTTTTTTTATTTAATATTGATAAATCATTTATACGTTTTTTATTAAGTTCTTTAACAATATCAATAAATACTTGTTCAGGAATATCTGGACTTTGTTTAGCTTGAAATTGATTAAGCCATTCGCGAAAATGATTTAATCGTCTATATGGACTATAATCTTTTATTTGTCTATCTTCGTCTAATATAATTGTTTCACTATCTCCGCATGATGGACATATATATGCACTTTCTGACATATCTAATATTTTTTCAATATTACATTCATTACAATATTTAATTCTATTTGTTCCATCATCATGAATAACCCTAATACCTTCAACTCTTTGACAGTATTTTTCAAATAATCCAGCTTTATTTACTATATTTTCATTATTTAAAGTACTCAATGTTTGTTTTTCTTTTTTATTACATAAAAATTCCATTATATTTTTTGTTTCTTTAATAATTGGTTCTTTTTTATCTCTCATTTCATAATAATCTGATATTAAATCACCTGCATTATCATAATAATCCATTTCATCAAAATTTGACTTGATACTATTATATTCTATTTCTAAATTTTCTTTTTTATCTAATAAATTTGCTCTATTTTTAATATCTAATAATGTAAAACAATCTCTACGCTCATCCATTGTTTTAATCTCATTTATTATACTATTTATTTGATTAACTAAATTATGATGTTCATCTTTTTTATCATTAAAATATTTAACCATTTGTCTATGTTTATTGTCTAAGGTATTTGTTTCTTTCAGTGATACTTGTTTATTTTTTTTATATTTAGATTGGGAATCTGTGTCTGTTGTATTAAACATATTTATATATAATAAATATAAAAATGACTTTAAATAAATATATAAAATTTATTTAATAATTTAGAAAAATATATAGTTTTTTTAATTTATGTTTAAAAATTAAAAAAAATATTTAGAAAATATAAAATAAAAATGTATAAAAGTGTTTTTTAGAAAAAATTAATTTTAAAAAATTTCTAGTTATAAATATATATATAATATGGGTGGTGGTTTAATGCAACTCGTCGCTTATGGCGCTCAAGATGTTTACCTTTCCGGTAATCCCCAAATTACTTTTTTCAAAGTTGTCTACAGACGTCATACAAACTTTTCTGTTGAACCTATTCAACAGACTTGGAATGGTGCTGCAGACTTTAATCGCACTGTTACCTGCAACATTAATCGTAACGGTGATCTAATTACCAATATGTATGTTGTTGTTAAATTAAAAGAACATGTTAAAGATGGACGTGAATGGGGTTTTGTTAATAAACTCGGACATGCTATAATTGATACTGTTAAAATCGAAATTGGTGGGTCTAAAATTGATGAACAATATGGTGATTGGCTTAATATTTGGTATGAATTAACGCATAAAACTGGTCAAGCACGTGGTTATGCTAAAATGATCGGTGATGTTCCTGAACTAACTAATATTAATTCAGACACTATTAAAGAATACCAATTATATGTACCACTTCAATTTTGGTTTAACCGTAATAATGGATTAGCTCTACCTTTAATTGCTCTTCAATATCACGATGTACGTATTACTCTTCAATTCCGTAATGCTTTACAATGCATTAATTATGTTGGAACTGTAGCACCTACCTTACCTCAAATGTCTGATTCTTACCTTTTAATCGATTATGTTTATTTAGATTCCGAAGAACGTAAACGTTTTGCACAGGCTTCTCACGAATACTTAATTGAACAACTTCAATTTTCTGGAGCTGAACCTATTCAAGGTACTGCATCTAAATACCGTTTAACTTTTAATCATCCTTCTAAATATTTAATATGGGCACACCATCTTAATAAATATAATAATACTAGTAATAAATGGCTTGCTTATGCATCTGATGGAAACTGGAATGATGCACGTGATAAATTTGCTAAAATTCTTGCATGCGTATGTTCTAAAGATTTTAATACTGTAGATGTTGTTGAAGCAGGTGTAACTACTTCCACATATGTAACATATGTAAGTGGGGAAGTTCAAGCTGGAGAACTATGTGATTTTGTTCCTGCTGATCCAAGTACCGTATTACCACAATTATTTATTGACCCATTATTAGCTAGATCCTTATTAAGCAAAATAAATGTTAAATTTATTGCACAGGCTCCTGTTGTAGATAATACTGCTACTATTGGTAATGTAGCAGACCCAAGAATACTTGATAATATGATTGTAACAAAAAATAATTTATCAATTAGTGATATATCAAATGTTTGTGTGTTATCAAACTTAACAGAGCCTGCACTTTCGTTTGTAAGACAGTTTGTATATTCCATATCTAACTCATTTAATTACGGAAATAATATTGATGGTAGTGACAATGTTTGTGCCTCTGCCAAACTTCAACTTAATGGACATGATCGTTTCCAAACAAGAGATGGAAACTACTTTAACTATGTTCAACCTGCTCAACATTTTTCTAATACGCCTGCTGATGGTATTAACGTGTATTCTTTCGCCCTTAAAGCTGAAGATCATCAACCTACCGGAACTTGCAATTTTTCGCGTATTGATAATGCTTCACTACATGTAGATATTAATAGCTCTCTTAATAATTCTATTAGTAATTCTATTAGTAATTCTACTTATATTTACACTCAGAACTACAACGTGCTTCGTGTTATGTCGGGTATGGCAGGAACTGCATATTCAAATTAAATATTTTGTATCATTTATACATCATATTACATCATTATGTTAGAAATATATTTAATTATATATATTTCCATCATAAAATATTTTTATAAAAATTGAATATTAATTAAATTATATTTAAAGACATATTTAATTAATAATATAATGTCAATAGTGTTTAATAAAAAAAATAATAATTGTTTAATTAATAATACTATTATTGTATCCGTTGAAGATGGATTAGAACTTAAAAAATTAAAAAATTTAAATGAAACTAGTTTTACTTATAATTCTGAAAATGAAATATGGATTTATAATAATTATAAAAGGTCTATTCCATTAATTAAAATATTATATCCAGAAGAAAAAATTAGTTCTATTGATTTTAAAAATAATAATGTTAATGATTATCAGCGTGATAATTTAATTTTAACATATGATAAACGATTTATTGATAAGTTTGATGATCCTCCTAATGTTGAAATAATTAGTAAAGGTACATCATATAAAATAACAGATGGAAAATTTGCTGGACAATATAGAAATATGTATTGGAAAGTTAAAAATAATATAAATGAAACATATTATTTAATGCATATTAAAGATGATATTTATACAAAAATATCAAAAAGAGACATTAAAAAAGTTTTAAATATTAATAATGTTAGACAATCATGGTTTATTAATGTAAATGGTTATGTCAGTACTACATTTAGAGCTGATAGTAAAGTATATAATATTTATCTACATCAATTAATTATGGATGTTCATGATGAAGATCTTACAAATTATGAAAAAACAGTTGACCATATTAATCAAGATAAATTAGATAATAGACAAACAAATTTAAGACTTGTTAATATGTCTACACAAAATACTAATAAAGGAAAAGCTAAAAGACGTGTTGATGCATGTGATTTACCTGAAGAATTAGACGAAGCATTACCTAAATATGTTGTATATAGGAAAGAAATATTAGATAAAGATAGTGGAAATTTTAGAGAATATTTTTATATTTGTAATCATCCAAAATTAGATAAAAATTGGGAAACAACCAAATCACAAAAAGTTAGTATTAAAGAAAAACTAAAGCAAGCAAAACTTAAATTACAAGAAATAGATGGTGATATTACAGAAAAAGAATATTTACGTGAATCAAATACAAATAATAAAATAGATTTACCTATTGGAATTAGATTTTTATCAGAATCATCACCGTATAAATTTGTATTCGACTTGCGAAAAAATGATATTAGATATGGTTTAACTAATGTATTAAAATCAACTAATTTGCAAAATGAACTTGATTTATTTATCAATGCTATTAATAAAAAATATCCTGAAATTAATTATAGTGCATATAAAATTATAAATAAAATTAAAATTAATGAAAAAAATATTTCACAACCAGAAACAGTTAAAGAAGATTTAATTAAATTAGTTTTACCAACAAATTTTTCTTTTTATTTTGATATAAAAGGAAAAGCATATTATTATTGCTTTGCTAAATCTGATAACGGGAAAATGTTAAGATTGAAAAGAAAAGTTAATACAAAAAATTATCAAACAGAATTTAATAATTTTATGAAATTAGTAAATGAAAAATTTCCATATATCAAATTAAATGATTATATTATTCCAAATCTTGAAAATATAACAGAAAATGATACAGGTGATTCAAATGATCCAAGTGATTCAAATGATCCAAGTGATTCAAATGATCCAAGTAATGCAAGAACAATTATAGTTAAACCAATAATGCCACAACACTTTTCTATATGTAATGTAAATAATGTTGATTATATACAATTTTGTAAAAAAATTAATGGTAAAAAGTATCAATATAAAACAAAAATAAATTCATATGATTTGAATGCAGAATTAAATGAATTTATCAATGATCTAAATGAAAAATATAAATTAAACTTAATTAATTTAGATTATGCAATAAAAAATCCAACTGGATGGATGACAACTAATAAAATTGTTGATCATACAGAAACACCAGAAAAAATATTACAAAGAGCACAGGCACAAAATTATATACAAAATAAAATAAATGAAATTGGATTAGATGAATTTCGTAAACAAAAAGCTGAATATGCACAACAATATCGTTCGAGAAATAATTAATTTAATACTGAAATATTATATCTATAAGATAAATATAATATTTTAATTACAATTATTTACTAAATAATAAAAAGTACTTTGTTAAATATTAGATTTTATAATCTTCTTCATATTATTATTTGAAAATATATAGCATATTTAAGATAAATTATTTTAATTTTAATTAAGTTGTTTTTTCTATTATATATTATAATAGAATGTCAAAATCAAAATCAAACATTAATTTAGAACAAAATGGAAGATTATTTCCTGCATGGGTTATGAAAAATTTTAAACAATATATATTACCAGAAATAATAATAAAAGAAGGTGAAGATCCATGTAATCAAGAAAGAGAAAAAGGATTAACACTGTATCAACAGTTTGTTGGTCAATTTTTAAATTATCAATCGCCATTCAAAGATTTATTAATTTATCACGGTGTTGGATCTGGTAAAACAAATACTATGATTAATGTATATAATATTTTATATAATTATACACCAAAATGGAATATATTTTTATTAATTCCTGCATCACTTCACGATGATCCTTGGTTAAAAGATATTAAAACATGGATGAAACAAGAAGATTTTGATAAAAGATTTGCAAATATAATATTTATTCATTATGATTCTCCATTTGCAGATAGAGATTTTTTAGAAAAAGTAAGAAAAGCAGATTCAAGTAAAACATCATTATTTGTTGTTGATGAAGCTCATAAATTTATGAATAATGTATATAATAATGTAGCATCAAAAAATGGTAAACGTGCTCAAGTTATTTATGATTATATACAACAAGAAAAAATAGAAAATTCAAATACACGTGTATTATTATTATCTGCTACACCAGTTGTTAACAATCCTTTTGAATTTGCATTAATATTTAATTTATTAAGACCAGGTTCATTTCCAACATCTGAAAGTATTTTTGAACAATTATTTATAAGTTCATCTAATTTTGCATCATTAAATGAAAATACTAAAAATATGTTTCAACGACGTATATTAGGGTTAGTATCATATTATATTGGAGCAACGCCAGATAAATATGCTCAAAAAACAATTCATTATACAAATTTAATAATGGATAAATATCACGAAGAAGTATATAATTATTTTGAAAAAATAGAAGAAGAAAAAGAAAAAATAAGATTAAGAATGTCAAGAGGTAAAGTAGGCGGTGATTCAATGTCAACATATTCATCATATACAAGACAGGCGTGTAATTTTGTTTTTCCATCAATATCTAGTAAAATTAATGGTGAAAAACGTCCAAGACCTGGTGCTTTTAGAATTAAAGAAACTGATGCAGTTCTTGTAGAGGAAGGAAAGAACATTGAAAAGAAAAACGAATTAGTAAAATCTAAAGCAGAAGTACTTGAATATATGAAAGCAATTAGATCATATGTAAATGGATTTATAGATTATATGAAAGATATTTTACGTAAAGATAAAGAAAAAGGATATACGCTTGCAGATGATATTAAAACATTTCATACTAAATATGAAGGAAGTTTTACAAAATTTCAGACAGAAAAAAAGAAATCAGAATTATTTGAAGCTATGTATAGGTGTAGTCCAAAATTTGTTAGAATAATTTTTAATATATTAAAAACAAAAGGAACAGTTATGATTTATTCAAATTATGTTGAAATGGAAGGTTTACAATTATTAAAAGTATATTTAGAATTTTTTAGTTTTATTGATATAGAACAAGATCAAGAATTAGATAAAAATAATTTAAATCCAAAAAAAGATCTAACAAAAGATGGATTGCGTTGGTGTGAATTTCATGGAGGTATTTCAAAAGATGTTCGTAAATTAAATAAAGATATATTTAACATGACTGATAATAAATATGGTAAATATTGTAAAATAATTATGATTTCCCCTGCCGGTGCTGAAGGTATAAATTTAAATAATGTTCGTCAAGTACATATAACAGAACCATATTGGAATGAAGTACGTATTGAACAGGTTATTGGTCGTGCATTGCGTTTTTGTCAACATAAAGATTTACCACTAGAAGAACGTAAAGTTGATGTATTTAGATATAAAGTTGTGAGAACATCTGGTAAAATAACAACTGATGAAAAAATGGAAGATATATCACGAAAGAAAAATAACTTATTATTATCTTTTATTGAATCAGTAAAAGAAGTAGCTGTTGATTGTGAATTATTTAAAGCTCATAATATGATGGGTTCAAAATATAAATGTTTTCAGTTTAATGAAGATTCATTATTTGAAAATCCGATTGGTCCTGCATTTCAAAGTAAAATAGATTATGATCTAAAAATAGATAATGGATCAAATGCAAAAGATTCAACTAGAATTAAAATAAAAGTAAGAAAAATTAAAGCAGTTAAACGTATTGATGATACATCATATTCAAATGAAGAATATTATTTATTAAATGAAGATACTGGTATTGTATATGATTATGTATTAAATTATCCTGTTGGTAAAATTGATAAAGATGATAATGGACAATTAAAATTATTAGAAAATGATATTTATATAATTGCAGATGTAATAGAAATACCCGACCTAATATTATATAATCAAAATTAATTTATTTAGATAAATTAATAATATCTTTAACTTTTTGTTCATAAGCTGTAATATTTGAATTATACAAATCCGCAGCCTCTCTATTTGCTGGTGACAAAGTATTAGGATCCATTAATAGAGATATAATAGATAAAAGGATAGTACGTATATTTTGGGCAGGCGTCCATTCGGACTGTAAAATATCAATACAAATTTTACCATCGCGATAAATATTTGGATGATACATTTGTGTTAAAAATTTAACTGACGGAGGTTTAATTGGATAATCTACATTAAATTTTAATTGAATATCAAATATACCATTTTCAAAAGGTGAATTTTGCGGTCCTTTAATTTTAGCATTCCATATCATTAAATCTGTTGGTGTTTCAATAATAATTCCTTCTAAATTATCAGATTGTAATTTTAATAATTCACGTGATAATCTAATATTAGTAAAATTTAAATTTGATGACATTATTATAATTAATTATATATTTATAATCAATTATAATCAATTTTTTATATCTTAATTATGTTTTAAGTATATTCATATTATATAATCCAGCTAAATTTTTTATGTTATTAATTCCATTATCACTATTGTTACCCATATTATTCATACCAGGTACGCCACCCATATTATTCATACCAGGTACGCCACCCATATTATTCATACCAGGTACGCCACCCATATTATTCATACCAGGTACGCCACCCATATTATTCATACCAGGTAATCCAGTCATGTTATT